CTTTGTCATTGCCAAAATAACTGTCTGCGCTATGCCACTCGTCTGGCGGAAATATGACACATCTATTATAGACATTTTCTACAGTCATTGATTTTTTAAAATGACTTCGTTGTTCTAGCTTGTGTTTATAAAAATCTTTTCGATCTTCCGGAGCAGCCTTTAACTCGTTAAAAAATAATTGATTAAAATCAATCATCATTTGTTTGTTTTTTTATAAAATATTGTTCCACTGTTTTTGGGAGGATCGGGATTTAAAAATATAACTCCAGCTACATTATATTTTGGTTCATCGACATGACACCAACCTAGATTGTAACTTTCATCAACTAGGGCATAGTTGATTTTAAGATAATGGAAGTACCTTTTTCCTGGACAATGCACGATTATTTTTGATGCCAGCGAATGAAAAAGAGTTTCATTGATCTGATCGAGAACCGTAGATCTTACGCCAGGCCATGTTGCTTGTTCATCTGTAGTATATTCTTGCTTAAGAGCATGGTATCTCCACAGATCAGGACATTCAAAAAAATCATCAACTATCTTAAAGGGTTGTCTCACTGTTCTAATCATCTCAATCTCAAAAAATGTATTTGATTTAATCTAGAACTTTCTTTATCGGTTCCAAAAAAGTAATCTGCGGCATGCCAGCATCGACTGTCAAACATAACCATCCTGTTATAAATACTTTCTATTTTTATTGTAGGATTAAAATAATTTATTTGTTCCTCTCTATACTTAGACATAGCGGCACGTTCTTCTGGTGTAGATAATAATACATCTTTCATAAACATTTCACTGTATTCTTCACCATTAAAGTCAGGAGCATCTTCAAAGATAGTAGTTCCGCAGTTTTCGCCTGCATCCTTATTAAGATAAACTACACCTGCTACGTGTAGCTTAGGATCATCGTCATGCACCCAACCCCTGCCGTAGCTTTCGTCGATTAACTGGAATCCTATCTGTATTTCTTCGTAATCTCTTATTCCATATTCACGTAGAGTGAACATTAGTTTTCTAGAGACAAACTTAAACATATTAGTATCTAGTTCGTGTAACAGTTTTGTACGCAGCCCTGGCCAACTACCTCTATTGCCTTTAAAGAACTCTTGATCAAGAGCAAACTCTCGAATCAAATCTGGGTCTTCGTAGAAGTTATCTATAACTATAGTAGGAAAGAAAGGATAAAGGAATCTATTTTTTAGGTCACCTTCTCTTATATCTGCAGCACTTTTTTTCTGCATACGCATTAGATAATCGACATGATCTTTACTCATTGCGGCAAGCCTTGAAAGTTAATAGTTATAGCTATCCTAGTAGTAAACATCTTAGGACATGTGCTGGCATGGAAATGTCTGCCGTCAAATAATATTGCCCGTCCTTTCTTTGGACTGCATTTTTCTAGTGAATAATATTTTTCAGAAGGTCTAGTTTCATGGAAAATAACAGTGTCACCGTCTGTATCATTGACGTAGTAGACTAAGGTAAAATGATCTTGATCATAATCTTGGTGGGGTTTATTATGACGATACGGCATACTAGGTAAAGAATATGCTGTGGTTAATAGAAAACCCACCCGTATCCTTAACAGACCGGTCATCTGTATATTGAATTTTTCCTGTATAGCAGTTAACAGTGGATTGTAAAAATCAATAGATGGATTTTCATCTCGTTGATTCCAATACGCCAAGTGACCAAAAGACGGCGTGGGTCCGTTTAACGCAGAGTTATTATGCCCAAACTCATCTGTGGCATCGGCCATAAACGCCCAAGGGAACTTTACATCAGTTAGATGTCTATAAATCTCATCTTGATATTGCTTTTCAACAAGATTATCAATCGTTATTGGTTTGAATACTTTCATGATTTATCTTATACCAGTTTCTATCACTTGATTCTTTAGGTTCGTCAGTAGGTAACTTTGTCCAACAAGGAACGCTCATGCTTAATCTAGGACCCATCGGGTACGCTATATGATACATCCTAGAAGGAATGTAGATTGCATCTCCGGGTTCTAGCACCACATCAAATGCTAGGTCCAACATATCTTCAGTTAACTGATGATTCATAGTACCTGTTCGATACATGGTAGAAATCCTGTTGTTAAACACCTTCCAACGAGTTTTACCCCATGCTTGGAATATGAAGTTTGAAGGATAGTCTTCGTGTATCCAAAAACTTTTTGAACCTTCTAAGCCGCCATAGACGTGTATGCAAGAGTTTACCATGTATATATTTTCTAATGTACGCATGAGTTCTATAGTTTTTTCACTGTAGAATGCGTAGTCCATGATAACAAATCCGTTGCCTTTATTGATATTTTCAAACATAAAGGCTTTGTCTTGTACAGGTTTAGAAAATACCCATGCTTTTTTATTCATAGGTATTTCGATTTTAAGATTGTCAGGGCCTATCATCTCAAAGTTATACAGCTCTGGTCTATTAAAACAATGTTCCACATCGTTCCATGTGACCATTTCTGAAGCTTCTGGAAGTAGATTTTTAAAATAATGAGGCTTATCTTCATAAAGAAGATTAGTCTCATTCAATAACCTGAATCCTAATTCTTTCATCGTCATTTCTTATCATCTTTATGTTGAACGAAACAGATATCCTGTCTTCGTCGGTAGTGTTTGCTCCTACACCGTGTGGCAATGCACCAGGAAATAAAATAAGTCTGCTAGTTACTGGATCAAAACTAATAGCACTAGCACTAATATGTTTATATTGTTCGATGGGCGCCTGTGAAGCGATTACATAATCCTGAGAATACTCTTTAAACAGAGTTATTTTTCCTTGTCCTGGATATGCCTTGAGGTAAAATACTCCTGCTATAAACGTATTATCATGTGTGTGTACCATGTTAGTATGGTGCTTTCCGTTGACATTAAACCAGAAGTTTTCGATTAAAGGAAAACATAAGCTCTCTTTATATCCATAATCTCTGACACATTGTCTAGCCTGTTCCATTAATCTATCTTCAAGTGCCTTCATTTGAGGGTAAAGTCCGGGTCTAAAATCCATACTCTGCCAGCCTCCTTCGTTGCTGAGTCTGCGACCGTATGGATCTTTTTCTTTGAGTTCTGTTAACAGCTCTAGCATTGGTGCAGGATCGATGGTGGTGTCCTCCCACCAAACGGGCGTAGGAAAGTAAAGTTCTAGATTCATGAAAACAGATCCTTAAGCGTCTTATGTTGTAGTAGTTCGTGACTAAAAGCAAAAGCATGACTCCATCTAAAATCTACATTTTCTCCCACCCAAGCACTGTGACATATATTAGCTTTGTACAAAGTCATAGTTTTTTCTCTTGTTGGGGCCATTCCTACTAGTTCAAACCCCCATCTCTTCAGCTCTTCTTCAGGAACGTTCATCCAACTATCGAGACGTTTTGGTTCAAGTGATAGTGCTTCCCATTCTTTTCTCATAGGATGCTCTAAGTCTAACTGAAAGTCATAGACATCGTTGTAGATCTTACCATGATACTTATACAGTCGTGTACAGCTATCTTCTATTTTGTGATCAGTGAACCATAAGTTAGAGACCATCCCAAACACATAATCAATGTGAGGTAGTCTCCAGCAGCTTATTGGTCTGGTGCGTTCTCTTAGAAATATATTGCCCCATTCGTGTATCTGAGGATCTTGCCACTCGTCTGTTCCGTGTATTTTATAAAAATCTCTTATTAAGAAACAAAGATCTAAATACACCCATTCAGGTAGATGTATGGTATCAAAAGGATTTGGATCAAAGTTTTTTGGATGATTATTATCTTTCTGTATAGGAAACATTCCTATGAGATCTCTAAAAAGATAAAACTGTTCGTCAGTTTCAAAAGGATGATCTGCCGTCCAATAGCCAATATCATCAGAAAGATGATGGTATTCCACATTCCAGTCATCTATTTTTTTAAGTTTGATGATGTCTTTAAATGTGTTGGCATCAGGATAACAGATTTTAAAATCTTTCATTTTATGTTAAACGTGATTACTACACGCTCCTGATCGGTGTTATTCGGCTGAACTCTATGTTTAATCCAACCTGGAAAGATTAAAACATTATTTGTAGCTACTTGGACTTCTTTGTAGAATGATACTTCAGGGACAACAGGAAAGTTACTCTTGTGATATTCAAGAGGATCTAAAAATTCTATATTGCCTGAGCCAGCAGGTGCCATAAAATAACAACTGGCTACCCAAGTGGCGAACGTATGATTGTGTTCTAGAGTGTATCCGGATCGTAGATGTCGATTGCACCAGCTACGTTGTACTTCAGAATAGCCGTTATAAAACTGATGCTCTTCTCTGATGTTAGCGATTTTTTCTCCCAACCAGTGTTGGAAGTGTTCTAGTTCAGGCCATGTATGAGGTTGAAGGCGCTGATCCAAACTTACTGTTGATATCGCAGCGCCTTTTTCTAGATCAGAATTTATTTCCACCAATGAAAATAAATCATCAATCTTAGGTTTAAGATATGATTGATCGAACTCGTATTCAAACTTGTATATTAGGGGTGGAAATAGATGTATCGCCCCATTATTAGATAGTTGCACCTGCTTCTACTCCGTCATAGGTTTCAAGAGCTAGTCGAAGTCCCATGACTACACCTTCCATCTTTAGAACATCTGTGCTGAGTTCTTGACGTTTTGCGAAATCGATAGAAGTGATTCCATAGGGATTTAGTTTGACATTGGCAAACTCTTCTTCTAATCTTTTGAGTTCAGCTTTACCGTCCTCGATTTGTTTTTGAACATTGGTTAGTGTTGCTTGTAATGACGTTTTATAGTCCATGTTTGTATCCTCACTTTTTGTACTTATTAAGTATTTTTTTCGATCTGCTCAATCTTGATCCTAGAGAATCGTGATTTAAGATCACACAACTAGCAGCATAGTTAAACTCTCTATCTTTGAGCTGGTCTTGTTCTGTGGCATTATCTATAATGACATCATAAAAACCAGGACTTAACGCATCTTTAAGAACTGGAACTAGTTGGCATAACGGTGTTCCTGCCTTGACTAGTGTGCGTCCTTCTTTGACATTCCAAAATAGTTGCACATTTACTGTGTATCCGTACTCTGGATCTAGCACACCAATAGCTGCTGTGAAACGGCTTTCTTTGTTATAGGTAACAGGAAGTTGGAGTAGTACATAATCATCGCTCATATCAACACGCCAAGGTGTTTCGAGCTTTACTACGGTCCTGACAGTTTTTTCAGGATCATCGACTAACGGATCAGTTTGATGCCAACTGTGTAATACTACATAAGAAGATTCATTGATATCAGAAGATCTTTTAAAACGATAAGGTTCCAGCCACTGGATCGTTGTTCCGTCACCATTAGTATCTATGATAAAATCAGCAGGCGCAGGCACGATCCATCCAGAACCCACTATTTTATTGATAGCAGGACAGTTTTTGCTAGGAGGAACACCTTCGTAGGTCTGAGAACTTCTATACGGTCTTTCTACTGTAGATGATCTAACTATAGGAAATAAATCTACCACACCCGGAGTTAAAGAATAAAACCTTATGTATGGTTTTGTTTTTTTATTTTTTCCTAACCAGCCAAACAGTTTCTTACAGAGCGTAGTCATCTTTTCCGCCATAGATTTCATGTAACAAGAACTGATAGTGCGTTGGACATTTCTTGACATAATCAATGACAAAATCTCTATATTCTTCGTACCTTCTCTTGGTATATCCGATTTCTTCCATCTTAGATACTTGGTTTACTCTGCCGGTTACATAAACAAGTTCTTTAGTTGATGTTGATTTGACTCCCATGCCAGCAGCAATAAACATATTACCAACATAGTCGCTAGGATATGCATTGCCCATGGCAATATTGCCCATTAGATTTGGATACTGGGCTTGCTGTAACATAAACTCTCCCATTCCTTCTGGGCAATATTCGTTTATCTGTGTACACCATCTCCAATATGGGGTGTCTGTTCTCTTAGATAGAGCATAATGTTGTGAAACAAAGTCACGGAATCTTAAAACATCATGTTGTACAGCAAAGTTAAATCCTTCACGTTCGGATCTAGTTACATATCCTTCTCTTCGATTTAGTGCTTCGATTAGTTTAATGATGTTTTCATGTGTAGTCAAAAGTCCTGTTGACTCTAATGGTTCAACAAATCCATAGCTAAGACCAACGCCCACAACATTACCTACCCATGCTCGGCGTCTATATCCATGCTTAATATTAACTAGGAACATGTCGGCTCGATCAGCACGTTCTTTAGAACCTGTAGTAGCTAAGTGTCTGCGAAACTCTCTTTTAGCATCTTCGTCCGAAATAAATCTCGAACTAAAAACATATCCAGTACCTATACGATTCCATAACGGAATATTCCATACCCATCCGTTATCAAGAGCATGACAGTCTGTGACATTGTGCATTTCTCGCTCTCTATCTTCATAAGGAATGCGACATGCCCATGCTCTGTCGTTAGCTAGATATTTTTCAAAACTAATAAACTGAGAACCCATCCAGTTTTCTAGAAGTATGCTTCTAAAACCAGTACAATCAATCCAAAGGTCAGCTGTTAGTGTAGTCGTGTAATCAGCCAACAAGATCTGTGTGATATTGCCAAGATGATCTTTTTGGTGGGAGTGTACATCGCCGATCATATGCTTCACACCGTTAGGCAATGCTATTTTTTCTTTTAGATACTGACCAAATAACTGTGCATCAAGATGATAAGCAGTATCCCACTTGAACTCATAGTTTCGTAAAACTCTAGCTTCGTCTCTAGTTTGACGATTGTACTTGGCGAGGAAAGTATTGCCAGTCGCATACATTTGAGCAAACTGTTCGGGACCATATTCATCTGGATATAGTGTTGCTAGTTCTGACCATGCATTTGACCCACTAGGTTTATCGGTGAAATCTAGTCCTGCACTAAAGGGATATTCAAAATACGAACCATCTTTTTCTCTAAAGTTAGTAAAACGAATAGAGTTCTTATAGGTAGCATTACAAGCTGCCATCCAATCTTCGTCTTTTAGTTCTAGAATATTTAAAAATCTATTAATATGGCCTAAAGTGCTTTCTCCTACACCGACTGTTCCTACTTTTTCAGATTCTATTAATGTGATATCTAGGTGTGGACATAGTTTAGATAATGCCGCAGCGGTCATCCACCCAGATGAACCTCCACCAACTATAACGACTTTTTTAATATTCATGAGAAAACCCTTTGTTTAACGTCAACTATTTATGGTCATTGTTTTAAGTGATCATAGAAAAAGGGCGAGTACGATTCGCCCTTTTTAATCGTGTCTAATATTAGACTTTTGGTAGTGGATTCTCGTCTGGTCCGTACCATGTAATGGTGCCGTTAGCTGCGGTTTCGCTGACGATGCCATAATAACTGGCAATGTGCAGCTTCTCACCAGTTGCAGAATATAACCACCCATTGTCATTCATTTTTGCGCCTGCTGGAATAGGCATTTTTTCGCCTTCATAGCCCTTCCAACCGGGATAACGCTTCCATGATTGTATATCTGGTGTACAAGCAGTGCTAGGAAGATCTGGTGATGGTTCTTGGTTTTGCATAGCAGCAGCCATTTCTTCAAGACTTCCGTAACTTGGCTGTGGCACTGGCTTAGGAATCAACGATTTAACTAATAGCTGATGTTTATACCAATCGCTGTTAGTATCTAAAACTCCGTGTTCTTTGATAGCATCAAAGATTAGACCTAGCTGGGCGCCGATCTCGCCGTAGGCTACTCTACGTGCAACGCCGTTGTCTGTATGAGGGCCATCTCTTTCAACCCAAACCATGATTTGTTGACTAGGACTCCATTCTAGTGTCCAGTCCATTTGGATATTGTCCGGAGCATCTACCCACATGATCGTTGCGTCTGGGCCTTCGTATAAAGGACCTTCCTCGCCCGGATCAACGATTTTGCTGACATATCCTTGATATGATACAAGTGCTTTCTTCATAGTGTTATTTATACTCCTGATTATCTATATTCTTCAACTACAACAATACCTGGACGACCGTCACTACCGCGGTGTCCGTGGAAATAACCACCAGTTCCGCCTGTTCCTGGGGCTGCATGAGTTTGGTGATTGTGACTAAAATGCCCACCTTGTGGGTGTCCACTAGGAGCAGGGCCACCGAAGTGACTTGTTCCGCCTGGACCAAAACTATGATGGTGTGCGCCACCGCCACCTTGGTGTATGTTTAAGTCTCCACCTGATCCGTTGCCACTAACACCACCGCTGTGGTTGTTTTGACGACAAGCACCGTGCCCGCCGCCTGCCGACACATAAGGACCAAAACCAGCATAATCTCCATTACCACCTGCATTGTTGTAGTATGTGCCACCGCCGCCGCCGCCGACATAAACTGACACGGAGTTAATATTGTTGACTGCTACTTCAAGTACACGTTCGGCATAACCGCCCGCAGCACCCGACTCACCATGTCCGCCACCGCCACCACCTGCGCCTTGGCATTTAATACGAATGTATCTTACGCCAGCAGGTCTGTTCCATGTACCACCTGATGTAAATACCGAAATACTGTTTGGGCCAACTGTAGCATATTCATAGCCGTTTGCTGCTGAGTTTGTTCTTAAAACTGTATTTGCGCTGCCGACGCTGGTTATTGCTGTACCGCCTTTACCCACAGGCATTGTTCCTGTGACTATACCACTGCCTAAGTCTACTGAGCTATTAGCTAGCTGAGAAGCAGTGATATTTGAGTCTGCAAGATCTGATGTAGGAATGGTCCTAGACGCAATACTAGCTGTCTGGATCGTTCCGTCTATGATCGCAGAACTGTTAATCTGTTTGAGTGTTTGATAATCAAATGGCATTTTCTCTTCCCATTAATAAAACTCTGTTATAACTACAAGTCCGGGACGTCCATCTGAACCTCTGTGTCCACTAAAGTATCCTGCTGTGCCACCTGTGCCCGGTGCTGCGTGACCTTGATGGATATGGCTAAAGTGTCCTCCTTGCGGGTGTCCTGCAGGTGCTGGGCCTCCCCAGAAACTTGAACCTCCCATGCCCGACGAACGCTGTTCGTGGCCGCCACCAGATCCTGTATGGATGTTAAAATTACCGCCAGATCCTACTCCGCTTACACCGCCATTATGGTTATTTTGGCGGCATGCTCCGTGGCCGCCGCTCGCCGATACATAAGGACCAAAACCTGCGTAGTCTCCATTACCGCCTGCATTGTTGTAATATGTACCACCGCCACCACCGCCAACATAAACTGAGACAGAAGGGACTCCAACCATGCTGACAATTCTTTCAGCATATCCTCCTGCTGCACCGGATTCACCGTGACCACCAGCGCCGCCGCCGGCTCCTTGAACCTGTACCCAAACATATCTTACGCCAGCTGCTGGAGTATATGTTCCTGATCCAGTGAATACAACCATTCTATAGATACCATGGTTTGCCCATGTCAATGCGTTTGTGCTGCTGTTGGTTGTAAGAATTTGATATGCGCCACCGACACCACTCAAACCTGTACCGCCCCTAGTATAGGGAGTAACACCTGTAACTGTGCCGCTGGCGAGATCTACTGAGCTTGTTCCTAGTTCGTTAGCTGTTAATGATCCTGTTTGATATTTTGAAGTTGTAATCTGTGAAGCACCGATATCGCTACCAGTAATAGCTCCGCTTTGAAACGCTGCATTACTAATATTTTTCAGTGTCTGATAATCAAATGGCATTTTCTACTCTCTTATTAATAATACATTGTGACTAAAACCAATCCCGGTCTTCCGTCTGAACCTCTATGTCCGTGGAAGTGTGCGCCTGCGCCGCCTGTGCCTGGTGCTGAGTGACCTTGGTGGACATGCGCAAAGTGGCCGCCCTGTGGGTGACTACTTGGGGCACCGCCTCCAAAATAAGTATCAGCACAACTTTGTGCCGAGTAAGCGTGATGGCTTAGGCCACCACCTTGGTAAATGTTTAAACTTCCACCCGATCCTGTGCCACTAACGCCGCCACTGTGCTGATTCTGTCTATTGGCTCCGTGACCGCCACCTGCCGAGCAGTATGGCCCAAAACCTGCGTAGTCGCCATTTCCGCCTGCGCCAGAATAATAAGTACCACCGCCACCGCCACCAACATATACAGATACTGATGGAATGCCAGTTACATCTAAGAAACGCTCTGTGTATCCTCCGGCGCCGCCACCTTCTCCGTGGCCCGAGCCACCGCCTGCTCCGCCTTGGCACTGTACTCGAATATAACGGACGTTAGTTGGTCGGTTCCATGTTCCTGAACCTGTAAAAACCTGTATACCATAGATACCGTGGTCGGAGTTGACTTGCTGACTGCCGTCTGAATAGACAGCCTGGTATGCGCTACCTAGGTCAGTTCTTCCACGACCGCCTCTGTTCACAGGTAAAGTTCCTGTGACTACACCAGTCGTTGTGTTGACTGCGTTGGCAGCAAACTTACTAGATGAAACTGCACCTGTTTGTATACGATCAGCAGTGATCTGCGTATCACCGATATCTGCGGTCGCGACACTGCCGTCAATGATTGCTGCGGAACTAATGTTTTTAAGTGTTTGATAATCAAACGGCATTTCGGACCTCTATTAAATACCCTGAGCCATTAACCATCCTGGGTTACTTGCTCCTGAATAAACTAACTGGAATGCTGCACCTGCTGTGGAAACTGTCATGGTATCTAAAATACCCATGATTCTGTTACCGTTATTATTTACAGTTAAGTTTTGTGTGTTAAATGTTCTTGAATAATCGATAAAATGTACAGAATCACCTCTGTTAGGTGCTGATGGAAGTGTAACAGTAAAACCACCACCGGAAGTATTGCACATGATACGATCACCTGCAACAGCGGTATAACCTGTTGTAATAACCTGCCAATCGTTACCGTATCTAGCTTTTACATAACCTGCGGTTGTTAGGTCGTACTGGTTAGAACCAACTGTAGAAAACGCTGAGCTGGCTCTTACAAAAGAACCGTTCATATTAACGTTATCGCTGAAAGTACCAGTTGTAGCAACCAATACACCACCTTCGATGTTAGCCAACACATAGTTAGTACCATCTGCTGTGATCGTCATCGTAGTTTGACTTGGCACTGTTTGGTTAGCTGTACCGCTAGATGCTGGACCTGTAAATATTCCGCTTGGTGAGCTTAATGTGATGCTACCGCTAGTAGCATTATAGTAAGTCTGAGTATAGCCGGCAAATAATACAGGACTTGGTACAGTAATGGTAACACCACCTGCTCCTGTAATCGTCGTGGTCAGACCTTGTACGGGAGACGAAATTGATGTTGATCCCGATACTGATGTAGTATTATAAACTGTATTATATCTTGCCATTTTTCTATCTCACATTAAGTTGTAGATGTTTCAATACCGTAGACTGTAACGTTTACACCAGTGCTGCTACACCATCCTACTAGGTTTAACCCTGGTTGTAGAACTAGACCAGTACGTTCTAGAACACCGTTTGGAACGATTGTGGTTCCCCATTCGATCCATTCTGAGCTGGTAGGGCTAGTTGTACTAGCCATAGCTAGACGTACTGTAACTGATGTAGCATTCGTGTTAGTAAACGAAACGTTTGCTACTGTGTAATATCCTGTCGGAACCGTGTACAATGTGGTATTTGTCGAAGCCCCTGGGGATGTATTTCCTAATCTTCCTGTTGCCATTTAATTTTCTCCAATATTATCTTTGCATAAAGAATCCAAGTGCAACGGGTGCCCCGTCAATGCCACCTGTGAAATTCAACTTAGCTGTAACGTTGATTTGTACTCCTGTAGTTGTACTTATCGTATTGTTAGCCAAGTATACAACACCTGCTGTCAATGTATTTACGTTCAACGAGCTAGCACCACCACCAATCTGTGCAGTGATATATGCCTTAATAGCACGTTGAGTCGGTACAATACTATCGCTATTAGCAGTGAAGTATGGGTCTGTTGAGAACTGAGTAATAACTGCAGAACCAACACCGATCGAAACAGCACCTAACTGCAAGCTCTGTAGACCGCTTAGGTTGAACGCTGAAGCATTCAATGTAGCAGTACCAGTTGCCTGTTGGACTCCGAATAGGTTACCAACGTTAAAGTTACCGTCTTGGTCAGTACTTGTGAAGAACACACGACCGCCACCTGAGCTGTTACTTTGGTTAGCCTGTACCGCTAAAGTAGTATCAACATATGGGTAGTTTGTTCTCTGTTTGTTACCGGTACCAATGTACAGGAAGTCATGACCAGTTAGACGAACCTGTGAGTACAATAGTCTTGTAGTAATCAATGTTCCCTGTGAAGGAGCATTGTACACAGTTAGACTTGGGTTGATCTGTAACTGAGCTGTATAGTTTCCTGCGATTCCTAGCACGTTGGTTACAGAAACTAGTTTGTACCAAGTATTTGGAATATTTGCAAACTCTACGTTTGCACCGGCTTTTGGAATCTGATATAGGCCAGCGACATTGATAAATGTGCTTGGTTGATATAGATCTGAGAAACCATCACCAAGTGCCACTGCTGTAGCTGTAGTGTTATTGGTACCTCTGTTAGTGAAGCTTGGATTGCCTAAAGATCCATCAGCCATACGCATACGTAGTGCCGCAGTCTTGACCTTGTTAGGATCAGTTAGTGTGTAGATCGGGCCTGCACGATAAGTTCCTGTTAATCCTGTTGCAGCAGTTAATGTAACAGGTGTTGCTGAACCTTGTGTTGCACTGACCTTGAATGTATTACCAGAGATAGTTGAACCAATCACATAGTATGTGACGTTTTCAGTCAATCCGCCTGTGCTTACACCAGTAAACTCGATTGGTTGACTGTCAACTAGTAGAGCAACGTTGTCTGCTGTAATAACATTAGTAGTTGCTGCGGTAGCACTGATAGTTCCATATGGATAACCAGAGCCTGGTTCTAGCATACGGACTTCTGTTACTACGCCTGATACTACTTTTACACGACCAGTTGCTTGAGCTCCTGTACGGATGCTGGCTGCTACTGTACCGCTGGTGCGTGAAATAGCTGCCCATAATGGACGCTTGTTAGTGTTACCAAATGCACAAGATACCCAGTTGCTTGAGCTAGGTAGTGTGCGTAGTGTCCATGTAATACCGTCTGGGCTTGTAGCACACTGATTTGTGCCTTCTGCTGTGGCAAAGAATAGACCTGCACCATAACGGATCCTTGTCCATACTGCGCTTGCTGGCATTCCGTTTGGACTTAGATACCATGTAACACCGTTATCGATTGTGTAGGCAACGTTTCTGTTTGCTGAGCCACCTTGGCCGCCTGCGATAGCAACAAATCTACCATTACCATAGGCCATTGAAGCCCAGTTTGTAATAGAACCTGGAATAGTTCCCTGTGCTGTCCAGCTTACACCATTGCTCGATGTAGCTGTCTGACCTTGTGATCCTAGTGCTAAGAATATAGCATTACCGTAGTGTACAGAAACATAAGTTCCTGCACCTAGTGTTGGTAGTGTACGTGATACCCATGTTGCACCACCATCGCTTGATGTTGATGCTAGAGCTGTTCCACCACAGGTTACTAAGATACCACCGCCATAGGTTAGACCTGCTGTGCTAGTCGATGGAAGAGCTCCGCCGCCTGCCCAAGCAGCACCTAGGTTGCTTGGTACTGCATATGCACTGTTTGTGCTAGCAGTTGATATCGCGACAAATCTTGCAGTAGCATCTGTGATAGTCACTGTAGGTACTGAAGTGTAACCATAACCGCCAGTACCATTTGTACCAAATGTGATAGATGTCACACCTGGCAAGTTTGGATTTGTTCCGCTATTTGTGACTGCCGCTGCTGTAGCTGTTGTACCAATATATGTTAGAGTTGCTGTACCGTTTGATGCAGCACCGCTTTGATGTATCGGTCCTGATGTAGTAAATGTTCCAGCACCTGTACATGTATAGAAGTTCTTGATACCACTGTTGTTGAAATAATAGATAGTATTCAACACAGCAGAACCACCTGATGTCCATGCACTTCCGTTGAATGGATCGCTAACTGTTACTGTTGGTGTTGAGAAGTAGTTCTTACCATAAGACACCATGGTGTAACCAGTCACTGTGCCAGTGTAGGCTGTTGCTGTTGGAGCTGATGTGTATCCAGAACCTGGAACTGTTACAGTCACAGAAACAATAGTGCCATTGAGCAAGACTGCTGTGGCTTGTGTACCACTTCCGCTGCCGCCGCTAAACAAGATTGTTGGAGGACTTGTATATCCAGTACCGCCTTGGACCACTGTTACGCTTAGAACTTGGTCTGCACCAGCGATGACGTTGCCGGCTGTTCCTAGTTGTACACTTAAAACTGCTCCAGAACCGCCAAAACCGCCTAGTGTTGCTGTTGCTGTTGCACCTTCACCACCAGCATAAACTACCTGTCCCCATGTCTGTGAACTTGGTAGTGCGCCGCCTGCGGACCATGTTACTCCATCTGTTGAGTAAGCTGTTGATGTACCACCTGATGCGATAGCGACATAGTTGCCCGAACCATAGGCCATATTAGACCATGTAGCTGTTGCAGGCAATGTTCTTGCTGTAGCAGCATATCCAGGTGCTGTGTAGCTAATGCGAGGTTCAATAATGTATGTTGTTGTTAGGTCAAGTGCTGCTACGATTGGTGTTCCTGAAACAGTATGATCCCAACCAGCTGCATACAATGTCACGCTTTGACCTGTTGTAGTTGTGATCGCTGATGTAAGAGCACCGCCACCGCTAGTTGCACTAACGTTGATTGTTGTAGAGTTTACAACGCTCTGTACAAAGTAAACCTGTCCTGAGCTCAATCCACCTACTGTAGAAGCTACGTAGAACGGCATTGTAGCATACATCTGGCTTGTATCACTGACTGTCACTGTACTTGGAGTACCTTGTGTTGTGGCAGTGATTGTTACGTTATTAAACGAATCTTTATAGACCTGAGCAATCTTAGAACCGTTGTTGTATGTTAGGATATTTCCGTATTGTCCGACGCCAGTACCTGCAGTAACTTGGATTCTCATTCCAATGTACGCAGAACTTAGGCTAGTGTCAGTAGCAGCGATTGTGATGCTGTATCTGTCACCGGTTTGTGCTGCGTTAGCAAAAGTTACATAGCTAGTACCACCGTAACCATTACCATCATTTAAATCAATGATTCTTGATTCAAATAATGCACCGTCACGGAACTCATCATGCATAGCTGCTGCGTTAAATCCGCTGCCGCTGATTGTTGTTACAGAGTTAGTGTAGTTCTGACCTGCATTACCGTATTCGATACGTAGAACTTTGTTGTTTAGGTCAGTGACTACGTTAGTCATCTGCGCTTGGAAGTACGAGTTATTAACGGTACCATATAGAGGTGTTTCGTAGGTATCAACACCTTCTGCGATAACACCATATGTACCATATGATGAGTTACCGTTAGTAGCACGTATACGTCCACCGTATTCTGCTAGATAACCTGCGTAACCGTAGTAGTTGAACACAGAAACAAGTTCTGTTAACGAGCCGCTACCTGTACACCATACACCAATACCATCACTTAGGATTGTTGTAAAGTCATTCTTAACCATAGACTTGTTGCCGCCATTGTGTAGGGCTGCATCAATCTTGGCACCAGTACAACCAGTACCAAACATGGTCACGTTCTGACTATAGTGTGAACGATTCGTTACCCAAACGTTAGTGTCGTTTGGACCAAATCCTGGATCAAGAGCTACGAATGCGCCAGCTGTAGGACGCTTGGTTCCATAGCTGTTAGCATTTGTTAGACCACCGTATGGTCCATATAGACCATTCAATGTGCAGTTACGTAGACCTGTCGCATTTCTTACACGGAACATATCCTGTGCAGTAGAACCTGTCACAGAGTTATTGTACCACATAGCTGCTTGTAGTGTCTTGTAGTTACCTGTGTATTGTAGATCATATACCAGCGCCTTGACATACTCTGCGGTATCTCTCTTGCACTTTGCTTGATCAAAATAGTAGAAGCTTGTAGCAACACCGCTAGCTGTTGTCAACGAGAATGGTTGCGAACTTCCGTTTGTAGCGGTAACTGTAAATGTTGTAGTACTTGGAGTTGTCAAGACCCAATATACTGTGTTGGCTACTAGATTTCCAAATAGACCACCTGCTGTAAATGCTGTAGAACCAGTTCCTGCTGTTAGGTTAGTTGTGGTTCCGCCGCTTACAGAACTAATAGTGATGTAGTTACCACCTGGCAGCGATTTGATATAATAGGTACTGTTTTGTGTGATGCCACCAAATACTGTACCAGTGAATATGATTGGCATATTCACGACCATACCAGCGGTTGATGTTACTAATATTTGATTAGGTCTTACACCATCGGTGCTGGCAAATGTCTGTGTAGCCGTTGCATTAATCGTTACTGCTGAGAACTGTACAGGATCACCAACTACTAGATTATGTGCTGTGCTAGTAGTGATAACATTGGTGCTAACTGTGGTGTTAGTCACTGTAGCAGAGTTGTTAACTGTAGTAAAGGCAGCTAGTTCTGCTGCGATAAAATCAGAGTTTGCACGTAATATTTCTGCACCCTGGATTGTGGCCAATGTGTTTTCATAGGTCACTGTTCCGTTGATTTCTGGACTTAGTTCAGCAGTTGCAGCAGTACCAATACCAGTTGTTAGAATCTTGATGATGATATCCATCAAGTTATTAGCTCTGGTCTGTGCGGTTGTGCTAGAATATACTGATGCTGCTATCTGTGTTTTTAGATAGTTCATTGCAGAGATAGTAGCTTCTTTTTGTCCTGCGATCACTAGCGAAGCCTGTGATGTATAATATGTTCTTCCTGATACAACTGATCGGAAGTTACTATTAAACATAAAGTCGTAGGCAATAGAATCAATAATAAAACCAACGTCTCTTGAACATGTTGCCTGATTGTAGGTCAATGTTGAGTAGTTAGTGTTAATAAAAGATAACACTGCTGCTTGTATTGCGGCCTTTGCTCCGCTCAATGTTTGATAAGCAGTTTGTAGTTCTGTGCTTACACCTGTGATCGACGGCATGTTGGTCTTTTCTACTGTAATAGTTAAACCAGTACCGTTAGTGAATCCTGATAGAGCTGCACCTAGATAGCTTGAACTTAGTGTAAATGTGTTTGTAGCAAAGCTCTGTACATAATAGATAGTACCAGCAATCAAACCATTTGTAGTAGTTTGTGCTGTGATCATGTCACCTACTGCTAGACCGTGACCATTTGATGTAAATGTATTACCGCTAGCGATAGCTGTGATAGTCAGTGTTGGAACACCTGTTGTTAGACCGTTATTGATGATGTTTGTAATAGTAGTCATCAATGTACCAATCTGTGTGGCAGCGCCTGCTGAACCTACAGTCTGTGTACCTTTGGTCCTTACCTGTGTAACTGAACCTTGCAGTGGACTGGCCACTAGTGTATTTTGTGCCACACTTTGAGCCAATGTGCTTAGGTAACCATATGCAGCCAATGTGGCTGCTTTCTCGCCACTGGCTATCTGCAATGTGCTGGTCAACGCAGAGTAATATTTCTTACCTGCTTGTGTGCTAGCAAAGTTTCCGCCATAGGTTAAATCATAACGTAGAGCATCGATGACATATCTTACATCTCTCTTGCAGATGTTGCTGTCATATGACACAGCTGGATAGTTAGCCGCAATATATGCGATAACTTCTGCTTGTAAGAACTCGACGTTGTCATACAGAGCCATCTTAGCTGCTGCATAACCACTGTTGATAGTGCTTGGATCTGGCCATTGGAATCTTGGAACACCACCATTGTTGATAGTGCTGATTAGATCATATAGGCATGCATCTACTTGAGCTGCACTTCCGCTGGCTGCTATGATTCTGCACTTGCTCTTTAAGAACTCAATAAATCCTTGTTGAGCTTGGAACTGGCTTCCAGTTACTTTAGCAGTAGATGTCAATGAACGAGAGTAACTCATGCCTGCTACGATGCTGGCATAGTTTGAGTTGAACATTAGATCGTATCCAAATGCATCGACCATTAGACCAACGTCACGTTGACATGTTGCTTCAACAAAGTTGACATTTTGGAAGAACTTCTTGACCCATGCACTAGCATCTGCAGCGATTTCGCTTCTGCGAGCCTGTAATGCTGCACGAGCAGCTACTAGACTTGCAGATACCCACGATGTCGCTGGTTGCACTGTTGCTGGAGCGGTTCCGTTGTTGAGCCAATCATATACGTTCTGTACACGATCGCCGGCAAATGCTGCTGCGGCAGCAGAACCAGCAGTACCAGTAGTCACAATAGGAGTAACGTTACCGGCTGCGGCTACAGCAGTCTTAGTAACGATAGCCGATACTTGAGCTTTTAGATATGCATATGCTGCCTTGGTAGCAGTTAGTTCCGAGTTAGCGATAGTTAGCTGGTAGTAAGAATAGTACGAACTACCCGCGATCAAGCTCTGTGTATTACCGCCATAGGTTATATCATAGACGATAGCATCTAGGATATAGCCGACGTCACGTTGACATTTTGCTTGGCCTGTTGCACCTAGAGCAGTCCATACTGAGTTATAGTTATTGATTAGATATTGACTTACGTCTGCTTTCAAGAACGCATAGTTCTGGATGATCTGTGCGCGACCTAGGTCAAATCCAGTAGTTGCTCCACTTGCATAACCTGTAGCTGCGTAGGCAGTGTCAGTTAATGAAGTTCCATAGTTTGTTGGATCTGGAATCTGGAAATCAGGTAAGCTGTTAATACCATTAGTAAACACATCATAAACGGTATCTGCTAGTTTTGTTATTCTGCTTGTAGCCAATGTACTACCTACACTACCTGCTGGTAATGATGTAACCTGAGATACAGTGTTACCTGTAGTAGGGGTAACAGGTGTATTTGACATTAGGTTAGGTACTATAGCTCTTAGTCGTTGAATAGCTGCTGTAGATCTTGTTTCGTCATTGACTAAAAATTTATTAGCTGATGCTGGTTGTACAACACTGGTTCTAAGTTCGTCACCTACGATAGCTGTATAGCTTGGAATATTAATAGGTGTTACTTCGTTAAATGTACCAGTTGTGATACGTATTGTAGTAGTTGGTTGTATCGGTGTTGGAATACCAGTTGCTGTGCCGGCACTTACTCCTGCCTTAATAACTTGTATCAAGTCTTGAGCACTCTGAGTAGTTCCTGTTTCTGCAGTCAATGTGTTATCAATGATCTGAAGAGCCTGAGAACCTACAGAGATTCCATTTAGAGTCTGATAGTTATTAGCTGGTGGAACATTTCCTAGGATGTTGGCAACCAATGTTTTTAGGTATTCGTGTGTTTCAGTAAACACAGTTATTTCACCTGCATCAACGTTGGTAGCATAAGCTGTTCCTGCACTAGTGTAGTAAGCTGATGCATTTGCAATCGTCTTGCTAGTTCCGCTATGTGTGATATCAAAGATGATACCATCTAACACATAACCAGTATCACGTTGTGTCTTTGCAGAAACGTTATTATATGATACAGTTTGAGCACCAGTCTGTTGTGTTAGTGTTCTTGTCGAACCGCCACGTGTGTTGCTGATAGTAAACAATGTTGAACTATCGATCGTCTTGATATAGTACTGTGTTCCAACAGTTACACCGCCGATGGTTGTTGTAAACACCACAGGCATGTTGACACGTAATCCTCCGGTATCTGCTGCAACAAACTGATTAGAAGCATTTGTGCTAGTAATAGTTGCCTTGTAGGTATATTGAACAAAGTTGTCGATTTCTTTAAGTACGAACTGTTTATTCTTTGCTAGCAATAGTCCTGCTTGGCGATTTAGATAACCTTCTTCAATCTTTTGTGCTGCATAGCGAACACTCTTCCAAGGTTTATCAATGGTTGTGCCTGTGCCATCGTCTAGTGTATCTACACCGCTAGGTGCTACCCATACCAAGTTATTGATTTGACCATAGTAGGCCCATGCTGGGTAGCTATTTGAGTTTACACGTAAAACCTGTCCATCTGTACCAACAGGCAATCTGGTTGCGCCGTTTGGTCCATAATAGAACATATCACCTTTGGTTGTTAGTACGGCTGTTTCTGTACCGTTAGCTAATAGGTTCCAATAAGTTGCTGTCGTGTCGTTGTCTGGTCTATTTCCGGTGGCTGCTACGTGTGCGCTTACGCAAATGTATGAGCTCGATCCCCAGAAAGTTACATCACCTAGTACATAAGTTGTTCCCGATGTCCAAGTTGTAGAAATACCAGTACATGATACCGCAGTAATCCCGCCAGAAGTGACTCCAGTAACTGTTAAGATAACATCGTTAACTGGACTTAGACCACCCAGACTAGTACCAAGGATTTTTAATGTATCATTGATCGCATAACCACTGCCTGGCGTTGTTGCTGTAGCTGAATAAACTGTTCCTGCTCGTGTAACTGTGAATACTGCGCTACTTCCAGAGCTGCTGATGTTAGTAGCTGAAAGTCCAGTGTATGATCCCGAAGTTGCTGCCCAACGTAGTCCACTGTTTAGTCTTGCCCAATAGCTAGTATTAGGTGGTGTTTGATTTAGACTATCTACTGTAGCTACATAGGTGTAGCCGCCTAGGCGTACAACATGTCCTACCTTGTAGCTAGTACCTGAGTTCCAGTCGCCTTGGAAACTGAAACCAGTTGTATAAACATCCCAGTATGCTGAACTAACTGCGCTAGGTGTTTGACTAGTTGAATGATTCTGTTTGCAGATGTAGCTGTAACCACCATAGGTTACTACATCACCAATTTGATAAGTTGTTCCGCCAACCCAGCTATTCTCAAACTGTAGTCCGTTAACAAACATTGAGAACTTAGTGTTATCAAATGTTCCGCTTGAAGTATGTTGTGTGGTGCAAATCCATAGGTCTGCGCCATATTTTACAACATCATTTAATTTATAACGAGTTGTTCCTGCCCATGCACCTTGGTAGATAACACCAGCATTGAAAGTATCCCATTTTGCTTGGTCTACTTCGAGTCCGTTTGACGAGCTAGCATCACTGATGTGAGCCGTGTTACATATGTAGGTATAGCCACCATATGTGACAAAGTCGTTTTTCTTATAGCGTGTACCTGTGGCCCATGCGCCAGTCCAGTTAAAAGCCGTTGAAAATACGTCCCACTTAGACTGATCATTTTCTAGTCCTAGGTAGGTTGGACCTGTGAATGTCGCCGAAGTGTGAGCCGTATTACACTGATAAACGATTCCGCCGTATTTGACGAGATCGCCTTTATTATAGTATGTGGTAGCGGTCCAAGTTCCTCTCCATGCAAGACCATCTGCCATTAAGTTCCATTTGCTAGGATTCGCTGATAAATCAGTTGTGAATGCTGCGCTTGAATTATGACTTATCACACAGATATAAGTCTTACCGCTGACGGTTACAACGTCGTCAACGACATAGGACTGGCCAGTCTGCCAAGTTCCTTGATAAACAAATTTGATCCTACCTAGTTTAAATTCTGCCATTTTGTTTCAATCCTCGAAAGTATTTATCTAAACTTTAAATACACGCTTTTTAGCCTCGGAAGAATGCTCCCTTCATGTAAAACTCAAGAGCCATTCCGTCTCCGTCCCACTGTCCGTATCCGCCGTTTTTACCAAATAGTGCTACGTTAAGCACTTTTAATCCCGAACCCTGTGTGCCTTCTGGTATCGTGCTTGCGATCTTGTTAGGACCACCAACTAGTACGACACCTGCTATCAACTGTCCAGTAAACGTGTTAGAACCACCTTGGCTCAAACGACTGGTCAAATATGCTTTGATAGCTTTTTGTGTAGGTACAATATTGTTAGAGTTGGCCACAAACGTCTGATCTGTACTAAACTGTTTGATCACCACGCTGGCTCCGCCGACTGCAATACCACCTAGAGAAAGTGTTTCAAGTCCAGACAATCCAAACTGCGAAGCACTTAATGTAATAATACCTGTTGCCTGTTCAACACCAAACAATGTACCAACTTTAAAGTTACCATCTTGGTCGGTGCTAGTGTAGAATACACGACCATAGTCAACTTCAACAGTTTGATTCTGTGGTTGTGTTTCGTTAACATCAACAATAGGATAGTTAGTAGCTACAACATCACCAGTACCGATGTTCAAGAAATCGTGTCCAGTTAGTCTTGCTTGGCTGTACTGCTGACGTATCAATATTGCTGTATTATCTTCAGGACTCAATGCCACAGTCATATCTGGAGATATCTGTACGTTAGCTTCAATATTTGGAGCTGTCGTACCAAACATAATTGTTGCATTTGTGACCTTGTAGATCTTATCATTACCAGCGATACTCAAGTTATCGCCTGGTCTTGGTAGCTTGGTAAGATTCTTGATAATCAATGATAGGCCAGTCTGATAGTCGTCGGCATAACCGTTACCACTGATAGCGATAGTTGTAGTTGTAGTATTGTAGCCCGATCCTTTATTAATAAAAGTTGGGTTTGCCAATGATCCATTACCTACTCTTGGCTGCAATGTAGCTGGAGTTTGTACGTTTGGATCTGTGATGGTAACTGTTGGTGAAGAACTATAACCTGATCCAGGTTCAAATAAACTAATCGATGTGATGATATTGCTAACCACTGTTGGTCTAGCTTTAGTTTTCACACCAGCAATAATCCTTGAACCTGCTGTTTGAGCAGCAACAGTGACAAAGTAACCAATGCCGGTTGTCATGTTAACGCCCCATTGGAGATTTCCATAGGCATCTGAAGATACTGATCTTGAAATCCATTGTACGCAATCATCAGTAGTCCATGCTTGGTTAGCACTGGCGTTGACTGCGAGGAACACTCCCTGACCATATGCTACGCTAGTTCCTGTGATGGCCAAGTTAGATTGATACCATGTAGTTAGATCAAAGCTATAAATGGTCTTAGAACTTGCACTTGATACTATCAAGAATCTATTGTTACCGTATGCAATATCGCTCCAAGTAGCACTGATCGGTAATGTCACTGAAGTCCAGTTTATTCCATCTGTAGATTTTGCTGCTACGGTGCCTGATGCAGCGATAGCGACAAAGACTCCCTTGCCATATACCACTTTGACCCATGCTTGATTTGGCAATCCAGAACCACTGGCCCATGTCTGTCCAGAGTTTGTTGAATATGCTGCTGTAGTAGAGTTTGAAGCTATCGCTACGAATTTACCATTTCCATATGCGACACTGGTCCATGTTGTTGATGACGGAAGGGTAAATGGTCTCCATCCATTACCATTGTTAAATGATACTAGCACTGTAGAGTTAGTCGCTCCACCTGAGCTAATGATAACCCATGCACCTTGACCGTAGGCGATTCCAGTCCAGTTTCCACTGGTTGGCAACGGAACATTAGACCAGTTAAGGCCGTCTGATGTCCTAGATGCTGTCGAACCACCATTGGCGATCGCGATCCAATAACCATCGCCATCGCCATAAGCTACATCAACCCAGTTATTAGTTGGGGGTAGTATGCTCATAGTACCAGCTGTCTGAGAGAATGTTGGGTCTGTAAACTCTAGTTTCGGTTCTATAAAGTAAACAGTAGAACTATCTAATGGAGATATCGCCGGTGTTCCTGGAATAATATGATCCCAACCACTAGCACCAAGTTTCATAGCACCAGTTTTGGTTGCTAGATTAAATGATATGCCACTACCTTGAGAAGCTGTTACTGTGAATGTGTTGTTATTCGAGTCAATAGTATTGACATAATATGTTGTTCCAGATACTGGACCACCAAATAATGATGTTCTGAACTGTACATTCATAGTACCTGTAGAAGTTGTCACATTAGTCTTTGTACTTGTTGAGGTTCCTGTTAGATTAGAAACGCTGGCGTTAGTACCTGGGTTAAATGCTGCTGGTGATGTCCTTACTAGCACATTACCAGTAGCGTTAATCAATCCAACTGCTGATCCGCCAGGAGTCTGGCTGATCGTAAATGAAGTGGCATTGTTAACCGCTAGGATATAATATACTACTTCTGCCTGTACGTTTCCAAATGTATTTCCTATGAATACCACTGGGTTATTAGCTTGGAAACCAGCTGTCGATCCTACAGTGATTAGGTTAGTTGTTATCTGAGTAGCTGTTGCCTGTGTTGACAAAATGCTGCTAGAAATCTGGAAAGTATTTGCACTGACTATCTTGCTGATATAATATTTTGTTCCTTCTACGATATTGGTTCCAGTTGTAGTTCCTGCAAATACGATCGGATTCAATGGAATCAACGTAGAGGTCGATGACACTGTAATCAAGTTACCAGTCGATGCCACGGCTGTTGGAGCTACAGTTACTAGACTATTAGAAATAGTAAAGTTATATCCATCTATGATATCTTGTATGTAGTAGGTATTTCCTAGTGTGAGTCCTCCGAGTGCGGTTCCACCGGTAAACTGTGCAACTAAGTTTGGTAGCATATTTGCTGTGCTGCCTACAGTGATAAAACTATTTCCTGCAGGGAAACTCATAGTCATCTGACCAGTGGCTGTCACTAACTGTGCAACAGGTCCATAGATAGTAGCAGTAATCTGTATGGTTGTACTATCAATGATCGACGAAATATAGTAGAAATAATCAGGAGTAATACCACCAAACATAGCTTGTGTATTGTCTGATGCAAAAAACTTAATAGGCTGGTTTACTCTCAACTGAGCTGTTGTAGCCACAGTTACAAGATTGTAAATACCGCCAGATACTGCTGTGACTAGCACAGTTCCTGTACTTGTATTTGTGGTCGATGTTGTATAATAGGTTGGCGTAAACTCACATGGCATTCCAACATACAGCTGAGACACGTTAGATCCTGAACCAAGAGTAAAGTTATTAGTACTGCTTGTTGTTGCTGTGATGTTCAACTGTTTAAAGGAAGGCTTCAATACGTTGGCACGTTTACTATTGCCACTGTCAAAATAACTGATAGTACCATATTGACCAGCACCTGTTCCACTATTAATAAAGACATTCATACCTACATAGTTGGTATCTGACTTAGTGTCTGATCCTGCTAATAATACATAGGTATCAGTACCGCCTTGGGCGTTATTACTAGCTGTTAGATAACCAGCTCCACCAGGAGTTCCGCTTCCGGAAAGATCAGTGATACGTGTCTGGAATACTGACTGTGTTCTATTTTCATCGCCGACTACAAGAGCTCCAGTACCAGCACCTTGTATGTTGAAGTTGGCATATGAAGTGTAGTTGTTATTATCAGTTTCAAAATAGAAACTAGGTTTACCAGTGTTTGTTGAAAGCTCTAGTTGAGAACCATAGAAATAAGTATATCCTGCACCGTTATTTCTACCACGTGCATATAATCTATATTCTAGATTGGTATTAAGACCGGTTACATCATTTACGGCCATCCATAGTCTATACCATCCGTTTGGCAACACCACAACGCCGTATTGTGAAGGAACAAATCCAGTTCCGTCGCTGCTGGCTGTGGTTACACCTGTGAGGAAGTTATAGTTTACTGAACTTCTAACTGTGGTATTACCGCTAAATGTTCCGTAAAGATCAACCGATGGAACATTTCCATATTTTACATAAGCACTAAGAGTATAGTTTCTAGCACTGTTCTGCGGAACTGTTCCAGTTACACTAACTGTTAATATAGCCGAGCCGCTTAGTGAAGTTACAGTGATTGTACAATCATTAGTAGTTACTAGACCACCTAGCTGATCGCCAGGTACGAACATCTGGTTTCCAGTAACATAGCCGCTACCGCCTTGATTGACCGAAACTACATAACCGGTACTTGTAACAGTTATGTCAAATAATGCACCGATACCACTACCTGTTAAGTTAGTAGCTGAAAGGCCTGAATAAGTTTTACCTGCCGCTGGTATCGCTACTGATTGATAGATGTAAGCACTATCTGTACCGCCAGTAGTACCTGTAAGAGTCCATGCTTCGGAGTTTCCTGTAGGTGCTATCTGGTTTTTCTGTATGCTAACATTACCATCAGTGCTCCACGCCACGTTGTTATAGACGTTACTGTAGTCTAAGAAGTTTAGTGTACTGGTCAAATAGTTATTACCAGCATTCTTATAGTTTAGACCAACTAGCTGGGCATTACCGCTCAATGAGCTCTGTACTGATGCTTGTATCTGTGATGATTTGTTGTATACATTTCCAGAGATAGGAACTTCGGCAAGATCGTAACCTTCTGCGATAACACCATATGTACCATATGATGTATTACCGTTAGTTGCACGAATCTTTCCTCCACCTTCAGCGATGTAACCGGCATAAGAATAATATGCGAACACAGAAACAAGTTCTGTTAGTGCGTTATGTCCGGTACACCATACGCCTACACCGCCTGAAAGAATAGTTGTGTAGTCGTTGGCAACGATTGATTTGTTTCCACCGTTGTGTAGGTCTCCGTCAATCTTGATACCAGTACATCCATATCCGAACACAGAACAGTTCTGTGTGTATGGAGAACGTTGGTAAATCCAACTACGTGAGTCATTTGGTCCACGTCCTGGGTCAAGGCTTGAATAAGAACCGCCTGTGGGACGCTGAGTTTGATTAGCGTTAATACCGCTCAATGAACCTAACAGTCCAGTAAACGTCATATTTCTTAGACCTGTTCCGTTTCTTAAATGGAACATATCTTTGATTGCATCACCGCCGAACAAGAAAATAGCTACATTACCTGCTGTTTGTGTTTGAACAGGGAATATAGGTCCGCCTGGGAATGTACTAAGGCTGAACTTAGTACTAGTAATCGCTGTGCCAACGATAGTTGAACCTAGACCGGTAGTCCATGCTTCTGCAAAACTAAAATCATGATAGTGATATGTACTATCAGGCGTAGCATGACCACCTGCAAGATCTTCACCAAATGAATAACCTAGTGCCTCGCCAGCTGCATATGATGCATTGTAGGTATATCCAGGTATAGAAGTAAATCCGTTAGGTGAACCTTGTGCTGCGCTAGGTGAGAACATAGCGACACCATTTAACCAGAATCCAATAGGACCATATCCTACATCAGGATGTGTCAACGATGCTACGTTAGTTCCTGCACGAAGCTTAAATGTTAGGTTCCAATCTTTTACGTTAGGATTGTTTGCGCCTGCTGGGTTTCCAAAACTGTGATAAGGGACACCAGTAGATTTAATCTTGATGTTACCACCGCCATTGGTAATAGTCCAGCTGTGCTGGCGTCCGTCAAAGTTTGATTTTTGACTTGTATATGCGATTTCATATCCTGCAGGTGCTGATCCTCCGCCACTGTAGTAGTCGCTGATAAAAGGATTTGGATCGCCATAGAACTTTTTACCTAGGACATATGGATATGCTGGGTCGCCGTTTGCATCAATAGTGCAGAAATAAGCATATGTGCCGTTAGGATAATCAGGAGTTACACAATAACGTCCATTATAAAGATCGAGATCGGTGCCTTGAGGGTTAGTAAAGCTCCAATCTTCGTTAAACATGCCCATAGGATACTGGCTAACGTTTGTAGCTGGTGCTACTCTAGTCGAAGGACTATTAAGAGTATAACCACTCTGCATACGTTTTGTAGCAGAGTTAGCATTAGTAGCTTGAGAATAGCCATAAGGACCATAAACAGGATAACCGTCAAGTGCAAATCCAAGGATCTTACTGTGTCCATCTGGATGTGTTAAGCTACCGTTAAGGTATTCGATTTCATTTACTTCTGGCACACCAACGTTAGCAGCGTTTGTGTCATTCACATAGAAAGTTGTTCCGGTAGTAGTTCCGCCGATAGTTTTTGTTGGAGCACCAATATCGATAGCTCCAGAAAACTGTACCGGAGTTCCATGATTTAGACCTTCTGTAGTTATAACTGTAAATGAGTTATCGGCAGAAGATGAACTTTTAACTACTGTGTTGATAACAATATTAGGTTGTACGACTGTACCTCTAAGTTCATCACCAACGATTGCAGTCATCTCTGGAACTGTGATTGGCAATGTTTCTTTATATGTACCTGTCTTAACAAAGATAGTCGATGTAATACCTTGGTTAGCTGGAGGCAATCCAGTAGTAGAATGACTGGTGAACGCTGAAATAGGTAAAGCAAATAGAGCATTTATCGCATCGATAGCACCGGTTTCCAACGGATGATTTGCCGCATCAGTAATCTGCGGTACTCGGAGATCCACAGGTATGTTATTCAAGACCTGATAGTCGTTAATCGGTAATAATGGTGTGCTAGTGATCGCATTTTGTATCACTAAACTTTGTATCTTGTTAATAGCAGCAATGATGTACGGCATGACCGCTTCAGTTCCTGCATTGTAAAACTGTGTTTTTGATCCGTCAACAAAATATGCTAGAGTCTGCATAACTGTCTGACCGTTGCCGCCACGTCCTAGATCATATAAGACAGCTTCTAGAATAAATCCAGCATCTCTTCTTGTTTTTGTTTCGTCAAATACCGAGCTTGGAGTGAATCCGTCGAGCGAGTTAGCTTTGGCATATAACATATATTGCCACATCTCTTCGATGATCCAATCTCTATTCGCTTCAGCTAGATACCTAGCATTATGGAAGAAAGTTCCTTCTAGGATTTTATCGCAGGCATATTTGATTGTGGCAAAAGGCTTGTCCCATGATGTTCCGTGTTGTGTGTCATCTACACCTTGTGTAGTTGATACATAGAATACGTTAGTAATCTCGTTAATCGTGCTCCATGTAGGAAGTTTAGAACTGGCTTTTAGAACCTTATCTTTTTCACCTATCGCGATAGCTGTGTTTGTATAACCAGAAACATATGTTTCTAGGTCACCAAGTTGATTCATAGCATTCTTAGGAGCATGTGCTACTAGTTTGACCCAATACATATTAGCTGTATCTAGGTCAGGTCTATTCATTATGATATCAATCTTTGTACTAGCACTATGATTTCTTATGCAACGATAGGTAAAGTTTTGCCAGTAGACAACATCACCGACTGAATAAACTATAGGACTAGAATTGGTGCTGTACTGCCAACGAGCTAGATAGTTTAGACCCATAACCAACGGAGTCCAATAGACATAGTTAACACCTGTAAATGTAACCGTATCACCGTTGGTACTAACACCGTCTGGTCCTCTATCCATCACTAGGGTAGTTCCGTCAGTTACCTGTGAAACTCTTTGACCAATCGTAAAACCAGGTCCAGTAATGATCATTCCAGGACGGATAGCAGCAGTACTAGTCACTACCAATGTAGTTCCTGTAGCTGAAGTAACTGATGTTGAAACAACATATGAAGTAGGATCTGTATCGAGCTGTTGAGTTGTAGCAGGAACATCTTGTGCTGCTTCAAAAAGTATTCCACCTTTTCTTACTACATCGCCAATCTTATAAGATTGCATTCCATCCCATTCGGCCTTCATGTTGAAACCTTGAGTCAAGATAGACCAAGACAACGATGACATTGAAGGAATGTTATTTTGATTGTTTTCTTCTGTACAAACGTATGTGTATCCACCATAGATAACTACGTCACCTGGATTGTAGATAGCAAACTGACTCCATGTTGTTTGGAGTTCAAGTCCAGGCATCCATATCTGCCATTTTGTAGGATCAAATGTTATCGAAGAATCATATGTTCCTGATGTGTGACCAGCTGTACAAATATAAAGATCTGGACTACGATAAACGATATCGTTTAACTTATATCGTACATTAGACATCCATGTGCCTTTGTACTCTATTCCATTGTTAACTAATGACCATTTAGATTGATCTGATTCAAGTCCTGTGGCAACATCAACAGCAGAAATATGATTTGTATTACATTCGTAGACGATTCCGCCATACTTGACGGTGTCACCTTTGCCGTATACTGTATTAGGAGTCCATGCGTTGTCCCACTTAGTAAAGGTAGATAGCGTTACCCATTTGCTAAGATCGATCTGAGGCTGTGGATTGTTTGAGCTGGTATGACTCTCTGAACAGACATAAACTACACCGCCGTAGGTGACAATATTACCTAGACTGTAATAGGTATTGGAGGTCCACTCTTGTTTCCAGGTCTTACCATCTACCGATAGTTCCCAATATGGAGTAATAGCACCCGAAGGTGTTACGTGTGCTAGGTCATTATAAAAATCGCTAGCATTATGTGGAATAAGACATATGTATGTCTTACCATTATACTGAACTACGGCGTCTCTGTTATAAAACTCACCAGTAACCCACTGTCCTGCCCAGTTATATCTTAATCTCGCTATCTTAAACTCTGCTGCCATTTTTGTGTTTTCCTAAATATTTTAGACTACCGGTGGCATGATCTGACTTGGATCATACTCATAGGCCTGGTTAACTCTTACTGCCAACTCTCCTTTGGCTGTGATATAATAAAAAATATTCTTGTCATCCCAACGATATTGATCGTAGAACAGATTTTCATATGGTCTGCTATGGTCTTGGGCTGTTCTTCCATCAAAAAAATCAACACCGTATTCAAAATCTTCGTAGTTCTGGGCATTAGGTCCGGGAACATTAATAATGATCTTTTCTGTAGAGTTGATCTGATCAATCTTAGCAAAATAAAGATTGCCTGCTTCATCTCTACGAAGTGCAAGGAAATATCTCGGGTTACCTGTACCAAGTATGTCTGCGGTTGTAATCTGTCCAACGTAACTCATTTATATCTCCTTAGCTGATCTCTACGTAACTTAATACTAGATCAACACTATCATCGGTATTTGTAGTTATAACTATTGCTGTTTGCTCACCTAACACTAGACGTTCGCCGCCATTGACTACTCGCAAACTCTGGTTGGGCGGTATTACAGCATTCTGTATGTAATACGCAGAAGTAGCCGATACGCTATCTTCTAGGTGTATGCTAGCTAATACGATACTGCTAGTAACATTTGTAAGGCTGATTCCTACTATCGTAGTTTTAACACCAGCGTCTGTAGTCAATACTGTAGTTGGCGCTGTTCCTAAGTTCGATTGTAAAACGTTTTTAAATGCTGTTGGCATAGTTCTCTTATCCTAATATGATCACTAAAGACAGCGCGATGTCTTGTGCTTGTGCTTGACTGACAGCACCTGCAGCACCTGCAGGGCTAGCCCATGTTAATCCATCCCATACTTCAAGTGCTTTTGACTGAGTGTTATATCTTGTCATACCTAGAACTTGATTGTTTGGACGTTGAGCGTTGGTTCCAACCGGTGGAACAAAACCGTTAGTGCCGGCAAACTTGACGTAACCTGTTCCTGTTTGTACTATCTGGCTGATAGCACCAGATAATACGTTAGTGATAGTGTTGTCAACTACCTTGAAGTTACCTAATCTTATACCACCGGTACCATTACCGTTGATAAAGAGATCTTGTCCTGTTGGTGTACTGATTGTGTTACCAGTAAAGTTAATATTGCCGACATTGAATGTTGGAGTATTAAAGTTATCAGTGAACAAGTTTGTGGCATACACGCTGCGCCATCTCTTTGAAGGACTTCCTAGACTGTATGCGTTGTCGGTTACAGGCAGAACGTTGCTGTTAATGCCTGCATTGAATACTACATTATCTGTTGATTGATCACCGATGGTTACATTACCACCGATAGTGATATTTCCTGTAGCGGAAATGTTTCCAGTGACATTCAAATCACCGGTGATGTTTGTGTTACCGGTAATCATTAGCTTGCCAGAACCGTTTGGAACTAGTTCTAGATTTGCATTTGAGTTGAATGTGGAAATAGTATTTCCGCTGATCTGTATCTCATCAACTTGTAGTTTTGAATGATATACAGTAGCTTGATTACCCGAAGGAACAAAAGAAATAGTTCCTGATGTGCTGGCAAGTGTGTTGCCAGAAATAACTAGGTTTCCAACAGTAACTTGATTTGCTACTGTTATGTTTGTTGATTTTGTTGTACCGTTAACATCTAGAGCGGCCGTAGGAGATACGTTATTAACGCCGATGCGCGAGTTATTAACACTTAGATAGAGTAAGTCCGTCTCAAAGGCTAGGTCCACACCGTCACGGTTCAGGTTAGCCTTGAGCAGCGGCCCACTGATACGACCAATAGCCATGCGCTCTCCTATACGACCCCGTGTTTCACGGTTAACCTATTTTGGATTTCTCCGCATCCGCTTTAACGGCTCTTTGCTGGTTTACCACAGTTGAGTATCGTAAAGACCTTGGTCGGGTCCTTACAGTAATAGTATTTATGCCGAATAGGAATTAACCCAGTACGAAGGTCCAAAGATTGACATACTCTTCCATTTTATCACGGTTGACTACATCGCCCGGGCCAGTGGCAATAATATAAACGCTGCCATCATAGCACTCTACGTAGCCCTTGTCAGTATTCCAACGGGTAAATCCAGGTTCTGGGTTTACAGGTGCTTCTGCGTCTGTTCCCGATGGGAGTACAAAGCCATTGCTGTCAGCAAACTTCCAATAACCGTTACCTGTACTAGCTAGCTGTAAAGGAGTAGAAGCTGATAGATTAGTGATATCACTGTCTTTGATACTTATATTTTCTATGTTAACGACACCTGTTCCTGGAGAAAGCGTAAGTGTATCGTTAGTAGCGATGTCAAAAAGAGTATTGTTAACACCGTCAATTTTTGTATTGTTATTAATCGTTAATGCGTTAACATTAAGATTAGTAAATCGACGCCATTCTTCAGTGTATATGTTTTGCCACTTCTTACTGGCACTACCAATGTCTACGGTGTTTGTTGTGCTAGGTAATAGATCTTGTGATATATTTGGAGATATGGTTACTGTATCAGTGGCTTGGTCGCCGATGGTAATATTTCCGCCATTGGCTTTAACATTGCCCTGTACAAATATGTTTCCAGTAACATCTACATCGCCAACAGTATTAGTAGTAGTTGTAAACTCTACGGTACCCGAACCATTAGGATCAAGCACGATATTTCCATTGCTAAGACTACCAATGTAGTTTGCACGTATTTCTAATCCACTGGTCTGTAATATCTTATGCTGGAAGGGAGTTCCAATATCTGCAGGACTGATAGCTAAAGGGCCAGTTACTGTACTGAAAGTATTAGGTGCTTGTATTAAAACATTGCCGATCTGTGCTTGTCCGGTAGCTTCTAGCCCTTTGGTTACAATATTCTGACCGGTAAGATCTAATGCTACAGTTGGGCTGCTGATGTTTATACCGATTCGTTTATTAGTAACGTCTAGGTATAATAGATCAGGGTCGCTGGCGAGATTCCTGAAGGTTAAATCAACACCATTCCTTAGAAGGTTGTCTTTTAATAACTTGCCACCGATACGACCTAATGCCGCTGCGGGATTATAGGCGTTATAACTTTCGCCTAGAGCGCCTTCGCCAGAAGTAATATCATCTAATACTACTGGTTCCTCATCGTTTAAAAATATTGGAGGTCCGCCTCCACCGCCGACTGGTGCCATATTATATCCAAGTTACTTCAACATAGTTTCCACCAAACGGTCCAGTGCCAGTGGCAAGGTTAACGCCTGATGTTTGATAAGCATATATTTCAAAATATTCTGTAGGAGCTAGAGTAAATGTAGTCGAAATACTAATCTGTGGGTAGTCACCTGCTATGGGTACTGTGGTAGATTTAAGTTTGATAACTCCGACTTTTTCTATCCATGCAGCTCTAAAACCTGCATTGTTTACATCAAAAGGTATACTAAAACTCACATGCACAGATCTAGTTTCGCCGCTGGTGTTTACAAAACGTCCTGGAAATGCATCAAGTGCTCCTTGATATGTTATACCTGTAGTTGATACTGAATCAACCACTGTGTCAAATTCTATCTTACCTGCTGTGGCATTTGATACTAGCTGTGTAGTAGAATGTTTTCTTGTAAATGTAGCTACGGTTCTATGGACGGTATTATTAACAGTTAGTGCAGTTAATGTACCAACGCTGGTAAGACTGCTGTTAACGACATTAGATGCTAGTGTTGTGCCAGTTAATGTATTAGATGCTGCAGGAACTGTTATGTCAATCTGTCCGTCAAAAGCAACTCCGTTAATATTCCTTGAAGTCTGTAACTTTGTAGCACTGTAGGCATTTCCATCAACGCTGATTCCTGTTAAGGTCTGTGATGCTGGTCCTCTATTAAGTGCTATCTGTGTAGTACCTACATAGAGATTGCTGTTACCTAAGACACCGTATGGTATGGTTCCAGTTAAGTTTCCTGCTGTTAGGTTAGTTAAATTTGCTCCGCTGACAGCACCAAAGTTTGCTGACCATGTTCCAGTAGTGATAGTTCCTACGCTGACTAGACTAGAGTTGATCACTGCTGGTTTTAGTGTTGTGCCAGATAAAGTGTTAGCATCGGCTGTAACAGTTATGTTAGCTGAACCGTCAAATGCTACACCGTTGATTGTTCTTGATGTTAAAAGTTTTGTAGCTGTAGCAGCATTTCCAGCAAAACTTCCTGTGGAAATAACGTTTCCATTTACTGTTAGATTTCCGTTAACAGTAGTAGCTCGCTGTAAGGTAATCGCTCCAGCATCAGTGGTATCGATAGTATGCCCGTTTAGAGTAAAACTACCAAAACCCGATCCTGCATTAGAGAAGTTTGTCTGCGCTAGGCTGGCTGGAAATGTGCAGAAAACTGTCTTTGATCCTATGTCAAAGGGTACTAGTTGATTGTTGTTGCTTGAAGAAAGTACTGAATCTCTAGATAAGGTCGGGCCTACAGAACTATATGTACCGCGTCCGATTTCCCAGTTACCCACAGTATCAGTGATACCGTAGTAGGTTTCATTTCCATTGCCCACTGCTTCAAAGCTCTGGAATCCTGGAACTGTATTTTCTAATGTTAAAGAGCCCGTACCAACTGTACGAGTCCTTGCTTTTACTCTATCTTTGATGACTAATGCCATTACGTATCTCCAACCCGATACGTATATTTATTGCTATTTGGATTATCTAGAGAATCCAAGATAGACGGTAATATCGGCGCCGATTGGTGGGGGGCTTGTAAACTGTAGCCAGGCGTTGCCTGTGCCCTGGTAGTTATAGAGAATATTGAAGTTTGAGACAGAAATCTGCCATACATTTCCTACAAGAACAATAATCGCATCGTCCTGTGGAGGGCTCGATAATAATGGTCCAAACTCTGTGGTGCTGGCATCACCAGGTCCAAGTGTTTGTTTTTGGATAGCGTTTGAAGCCGGTGCTGATACAACCTGCCAAACACCCAAAACATATGCTTCGATAGCGTTGGTTGTTGTGTTGTAGCGTATGTAACCGTTGCTATCACCGTTAGGAACTTTTACTCCGCTGACCTTGGGTCGTTGACCTGTAGTTCCTTTTGGCAGCATCAGACCGCCTGTGGCATTGGTCACTTGACGACCAAACTCGTTGGTAAACAAAGTTTGATCAGTAAGGCCAAAACGGCTGATATTTTTTTGCTTAAGAAACTTCATACTGGCAACGAGCTCACTGTTACGGCTAGAACGTTAGCTGCCGATGTACCTACCCAGATTTCATCGTTACCATCTAGAACGATACGTTCTTCGCTAAAGAATACCGTTTCGCCTGCAGGCACGATAAGACTGTTTACTACTTGGTTAGAAGTGCTATAACTGCTGCCCGATTTGACCAAATAAATGTTGACTGTTACAGAGTTTACAGTTTCATCAGTGATTGTTACTGCTGCGGTGTTACAGAGCATGATAGTAGTTACCGCTGAAACTTGTGCAGTTCCTCCCACAGCGCCGGTAGTGGTACTTTTAAAAACCCTTACTGGAACTGTTATTGATGTCGATGTGCTTAATGTACTTGTTATCATGTCTATCTCTTAAAATATCATGCTTAGAACCAATGCTCTATTCTTACTTATTAATTCTCCACTGTATGATGTATTCACAAATGAAAGTCCTGTAGAACCAAGTCCTACAGGAGAACTATAAAATAATGTTGAGCTAGAGATTGTAGCTGGGGTAACATTAATAGTTTCTAGTTGTAGAGCATAGTTTGTTTTAATTTTACCTGTGCCCTGTGTTCTTAAACTAATATCACCGTTGGTTAGATTATTTGTTATTTCGTTAGCGTTAAACTCAAGTCCTTGGATTACAGCTCTGTTGCTGTAAAACTGTGATGTAAGAACGCCATCTATTAACACAGATACCGCACTTTCACCGAAAGTCGAATACCCTGTATTAGCTATAATATAGTTTAGAGAACCGCTAACATCTTTGTCTGTTGCGATTACTCTCGTATTTGAACTAGTAATCTGGAAGGACGGACTATTTTGAATAGCATAGTCAACATAGCCTTTGTTAGTTAGAATGGTGTCATCATTTCTAGCCAGTACCTGTCCGGTATAGTTAGATGTACCAGTTACTTTAACAACACCATTACCTGTTCCGATTAGAGTAAGATCTCCACCGTCGGTATCTGAGTTTGTTAGAATATTTTTTACTTTTATTTTACTGTTGCTGTAGTTAAAAGCGCCGCCAACAACACCTTGAGGAAATAACCAAGTCTGTGTTACTTCATCAAAAATAATTCCTGCGGGTGCGAGTGTTCCTCGATCTACCTGTACTCCAGAATAGCGTAGAGTTACACCCGCTCCGGTTTCACCATAGTTAACAGTAATGATGTTATCTTTAACGTTTAAGTTATCAGACGAAACAGTTAGATTCGTTCCTTTGACGATAAGATTACCAGTGACTAATACCGTTCCTACTTGAGGACCGGTATCTAGAGTGATGATGTGACCATCACCTGTCTTAATCTTATAATCGCCGTTGGTTTGAACTACTTGTCCCATTATGATTCCTTATTAGCTCTTAGCAGTGATTGGTGTCAATACGATATAATCTGCTGAAGAGTCGTTGGATAGATACCATGTATAACGCTTTTCATCGTGGTTAGTAGAACTGGTGCTATCTTCGCTGTCCCAGAATCCGTTACTGTTTAATACTGGACTGCTTGGAAATCCTACAGCAGTTGTTCTTGTGATTTTGGCGATTGGAACTAGGTTGGCTGTAACCTGTGCACCTTGTCCGCCTGCGCTAACATCATAACCACGAATACGCATTTCTCCTGCGGCATTTGGTGTTGTGTCAACTAAAGAACATGTCTTATAGTTAGCTGTAGTTCCAATGTCCCCTACGCGGCAAACTACGAAAGTTCTTGCACCTCTTTGCTTGATGATAACACCATCAGTTTGGTTTGTTGAACCATCATAAAACTCGCACTTGATACCAGCTCCGCTGTTAACATATGTGCCTAGTACTTCTGTACCGTTAATATCTTTCTTTAATGGGCGTGCCATTTGTTTTCTCCTTGTGACGTTCTAGGTCTACGCGGTTGGTTCCGCATAAGTCCGAACTGTGCCGGCTCTTATATTAGACAAAGTATTTATCTTTGGCTGAGTAAAGCCATAACTTGGGCTTTTTCAGCCTGCAGGATCACACGATTTATTTCATTTATTTCGTCTTGGGCACGTTCTAAAAATCTACGTTGCTTGGTCTGTCTATAATGTACTAGTGCTATGCTGTAGTTTTGTATATGGGTTTCGATGATATTTTCTATCTTATCAACATCGTGTTTAAACATAGGAAACTGTCTGCGCCAAGAGTCCATTAAACTCCTAGCTTTGTTAAAATCGTCTTCAGAATGTATTTCCACGCAGATATTTAAGTCAAAAAGAAAGCCCCTTGCGGGGCTTTCTGATCGTTTATTAATCGTGTTATCGATTAAGCAAAACGTAGATTTGCAGATGTTACAGCAACCTTGCCTAGGTAGTCAGCTGCGTTACCTAGAGACGAAGCAGTATTTGTAAGTTCAACATAACCATAACGTGTCATGAAGCTTACGACTGGTTCGAAGGTTGATGGATCTAGCACAACACCGCTTGACATCAATGGGATGTATGGGCAGTAGAATGCTGCTGCATCGCTTTCGCTTGAACCCTTGTAACCAACTAGAACATCGTCAGATGTTGCATAGCCGTTTACATAAACACGCATTGCGCTGTTCAATGTACCAACGAACTTGGTGTTTGTTGGAGCTTCGAAAGTTCCTTCTGTTGTACGTGCAAATGCTGAAGTAGTTGCACTCTGTAGCAGTGTCAAGGTTGTTGGGGAAACAACAGCCCAGTTACCTGCGCCGCGACGTGTACGCTGAGCGATCAAGTTAGCAACACGGTTGATTTGAACTGCCAATGCGGCATGCTCGTCACCAACGAATGTAGCTGTACCTGAAACTGCGTTCTGGTCGTATGTTAGCACTGTACCTGCTAAGTTATTTAGGCTACCAATAACTTCCTGGTCGATTTCAGCAGTGATTTCTTGAGCCAAAGCTGCCATGATTTCAGCTTCGATGTCAATGCCTTGTTGGGCTTGTGCATCTTGAGCTGCTTCAAATGTCCAGCGAGCTGACAACTTACGTGTCTTCGCTTCGACAGTTTGTTTCAAGATTTGAATGCTTAGTCTGTTACCAGCTACGCCTTCCATTGCTGCTGTAGTAGCTGCTTTGTCAGACTTGCTGCCAGAATAGCCTTCAGCAATCTTGAATGGGCTTAGTGCCTCATCACCAGCTGTGATATCAGTACCACTTGTGCTGTTAAAGCTGTCGCTGTAACGAACACGTAGAGTGTGGATCTGACCAACTGGGCCAGTTAGTGGCTGTACGCCTACCAACTCGTTAGCAATAACGGTTGGCATTACACGTCTGATCACTGGAAGGATCACACGATTTAGTGTTGCAATATTGCCAGCGGAAGTAGCACCAGCAGTAGCAGCTTCTGCGAGATACTTGCGGGTATTCTCTAGAGTTGTTGCCATTACTGAACGCTTGTTACCTTGTAGGCCTTCAAGTAGTGCCTCTTTGGTTTCCGACCAGCGTGACTCGAGTAGTTGTGACATTATAGTTCTCCTTAAACTTTTAGTCCCGCAAGCCTGCGGATGTCAAAGATTTCGGCAGTCTTGGTTTCTGTGCCGCCGAAAGTTTGTGCCTGTTCTTTATTGCCTGTGATTTCTTTCGCCTCTGTTAGTGCTTTCTTCGCTGGCGCACTTGCTCCGTTCATAACGGCTGGCAAGTACTTGTCGAAAGCTGCACGTAGCTTTTCAGTTTGTACTGATTCAAGTAACTCTTTCATTACTGTACGCTTGTCACCAGCTAGCGGGTTTAGCAACTCAGACATGATGTCTTTGCGCTGTGCCGATTCCTTGATGATTCGTAGTTCACGATCTTTTTCAGCTACTTGGGTTTGTGTTTCTGCAACAATTTTAGCTGCTTCTTCCAACTCAATTTCCTTCTGCGCTACTACTTTTAATAGTTTTGCAGTTTCGGATTTTTCATTTAGATGACTTGCAGCGTATTCGCTGGCAAACGATTCAAAGATCCTGCGACCAAAGTCATTCTTGCGAGCTGCGTCGATATCTTCCTTAAGCTGTGACATTTCAGAACGCAGTCCTTTTGCGACTGTTTCTTCAATGATACTTGCTGACTTGTTGATGAAATCTTTCTTGATAGCTTCAAACTTAGCTTTGCTGTCACGGATTAAACGTACTTTAGTTTCAGCTAGGTCTTTCTTGTCAGCGTGGAATTCTGCGATTTCTTTCGCCAGTGCGTCCACGATAAAGGATTCATATCTTGCGATATTCTCTGCAACTGCTTTACGATCTGCGTGTAGTTCTGACAGTTCTTTGTTTAAGTTACGCAATACAAATGACTCCAACACTTTCGCATCTTCGGTCATCTTTTTGGCATACTTAGCACGAGCTTCGATTAGGCTGTTGCGGTCTTCTGCAAACTCACCTAGTTCTGCTTGTAGACGATCTGTAAGCATGGCTTCGACAGCTTCTGTCATAGCCTGCTTGTCATATTCGTATTTCTGTGCAAATTCTTCACGTAGCGTAGCAGTGACTTGTTCACGGTTTTCTTGAATCCTTGCTTCCCAAGCGGATTCAATTTCCGATTTGATTTCTTCGGAAATCACATTGTTTTCAAACAACTGTTTTACGATATCTAACATGTGATTCTCCTTGTTATCTCAGTTTCTTGATGATTCTCACCAAGCTTTCTGCTATGTATTTTTGTGCCTTTGGATCGCCTTGGACTTCTTGTGCTATTTTAAATGCCTGATAACCACCTGTGTTGTTCATCAGATGTTCATATACTGGAGTGGGATAAGCGCCTGGGGCGCTTGGTTGTGCGACTACATCCACTGTGATTATTTCAAATCCTTGTACATTTCCGCTATTGTCGACTTCGCCTGAGCCTCGACTGGAAACGCCAAGTTTAACTCCCGACTCCAACATTGTCTGTACTAGTTGACCCATTGGAGTAGGGAGTATTTTAAGTTTTCCGTAGCCGTTAGGACCGTCCATCCACATCTTCGTGATCATGTGCGAAACACGATCTAGATTGATGCGTAAATCTTGAGGATGATCAACTTCTCCTAGCACGGAGTAACCACCAGCGATCTGTTCGTTGAGAGTCTTGACAGCCTTGCCAATCTCTTGAGAAGAATAAACACGTTGATTTGCATTCCTAATGTCGCCCTGAATGCAAATCCCGTTGAGATACAGCGACTTTTTACCGTCGCTGCCTTCGTCTCTCTCAAGGACAATCTTAGCCTGGTCGTAACTCAAATGTTCTGCTAGAGTAGTTTTCACCGGTTTACGATCCTATTATCTACGACCACGGAAAAGGCTTTGGGTGTTGACACTTGGCTTATCGCTGTGATTACCTGTACCACTTAGAACGCCTTCGCCACCGCCCTTTTTCTCTGCACCATGTCCAGCGGAGTTTTTCTTGAAAGCATCGCCTGCTTTGCCGCCGGGAACATTGATGTTACCTGTATTCATATCCTTTGCTTTAGTATCGCTTAGGCCGTTGCCTTTTAGAGCACCGCCTTCTGCGCCTGCGTGTGTAACGCTGCCATCTTCGTAGGCTTGGTTAAGATTGCTAGCTGTACCGCCCATGTCATTCTTACCTGCTACGATAGATTTTGTATTAACGCTTGGCTTGTCACTTTGTGAACCTGTGCCGCTTAGTTGACCTTCTGCGCCACCTTTCTTTTCAACACCGTGACCTGCTGGAACTTTTTCTACGTACTCACGAACTGTTGCTAGTTGTGGGTCACCAAATGTTTCCATTTCTTCTTCACCAGTGTCACCGTCCATTTCGTGCTCACCAGCTTCCATGCCCTTTAGCTCGTCGAACTTAGCTTGTAGTTCATCAACGATAGCGTCTAGGTCTTGGAACAATTCTTCTTCGGACTTTTCTTCTTCTTCGCCTTCTTCTGGGCCCATGTCTAGATCACCTTCTAGATCACCTGTCATATCGTCGCCGCCCATATCGTCTTCTTCGTCGTCGCCTTCGATAGCGATATCTTCGAAGTTTTCGTCCATTTCTTCGTCATCTGATTCAGAAGATTCTTCCATTGATTCTTCATCATCTTCTTCAGTTGCTTCTTCAACTTCTTCGTCTTCTTCGTCTTTGATCTCTGATTCGATCAAATCTTCATAAATTTCGCGGGATTTTTGTACCACGTATTCGTGGAATAGTTCTTCAGCTTTAGCTGAATCATCGTTAACTAGATGCTCAAGCATCTGAGTCAATAGGTTCTTATCTGCCATAGTATTCTCCTTCAAGATGTGGTTAGGCTGTGTTTTATTTAATACATATATTTTAAATCGGGTTTAAATGGTAGTTTTTTGATCGTTTTGATCAGAATATATAGCCGTTGGAAATTTTTCAAAGAAATAACGATAAGTCATATGTGAAAGGTTTCCGAGGTCTGTAGTCAGTTCTACCGGCTTAAAATCGCTGGGTTCTATAACTCTAATGAACTTTGTTTTTGGAAATTCCTTGATAGTTTTAACGGTCTGAGCCATCCAGTTTCCATAATAAGTCGCAGGTTCAGAGCTTTTTTTATAGTTGTTTGTGTCTGCGTATATGTTGTTTACTAGTCCTTTTTCGCCTTGATAATCAAACCCTAGTATGTAGATCTCAGTGTGTCCTCTGCTAGCAGCCATATGTAATGCTGTAGGACCACTGCTCCAACCTTTATGCGGATGGAAAAAGTTAATATCTTTGTGATCTACGATGCCTTTGTTGTGATTAGTCCACACTTGGTTGCATCTGTGATAGCCCGTACCGATGATTTCGTTGACCATTTTTACGTCAACGGCTATTAAAAAATGTGGATTAAGTTCGCGATATATGGCGTTACAGCCATAGACGATACCAAGATTCAGTAGCTCGTTTGCGTTTGCTGCTAACCGAGTTTTACCGTTTCCTAATACAAAAGCTATGTTATTGTGCTGGTTGCTCAACTGGGGTTGCATACATTTGTTGTATAAAAGCAGATTCGCTCTCTACTTCAGCTTTGTGAGCTTCGGCTTGCAGCCTTAGTTGATTGATTTGTCTTAGTGTAAGACGCACTTTACGTGTATCACCTTTTTCCAAAACAGAACTGTCCTTGCTGTTATCGTATCGGCGATCAACAGCAAAGTCATTAATATTGTCGTTAAAATAGATGAACTCTCGTAGAAGCATATTGTATTTATTATTATGCTGCGGGAGGCGGAGGTGCAGCTCCAGCTCCTGGTTCAGCTCCTGTAGCTGCTTCGCCCTCGGCTGCTGCGGCCATATCTGGACTTGCTTCAGCTTCTTGCCCTGCTACATCGCCTGCGATACCTCCAGGAGTGATTCCTGCTCCACGCATTTCTCCCTGTGCATCAGTAGGCGGTGCTAGTTTGCTGCCGTTTTCTTCTCTCCACATCTGTTCATTTTCTTTGATTTCTTCTTCGGTCATGCCCAAGAATCTCTTCATAGCAAAACGTTTGCTCAGATGCGGAATCTGTTGTACTTGTGCGAATGTTGCTACGCGAGCAGTATCAAGTTCACTTTGACGATAAGCGGCAAAGTTTTGAGGAGTGTTGAACTTGAGTTTGAATAAAGTGTTGTCGATATTGACCCCTTGATCCATTAACCAAAGTTTAAACTCTGTGTCAAAAGCTTCAATGATAAGACTCTGTAGACGTTCGCAGTATTTGTTAAAACGCAGTTCTTGTATGTAGGCTGTTCCTACCTTACCGTCTGCGATATTGTTTGGTTGTTCGTCAATCTGTGTAGGCAGATAGCTACTTGGAATACGCAGAGCACGGAATAGCTTGTTGGTAAAATAGCGTAGATCTGTGATTTCACCTAGATTAGTACCGCCTGGAAGTGTTTCAACTTTTGATCCACGACCTTCTGCAGTCTGCGGAAAGAAGTAATCTTCGTTTACACTTAGAGGATTATAACTAGCGTCTATGACGTTCTGTCCACCACCTGTAGCACTTGGAATACGTCGTTGTTGTATTTCGTTTTTAACACGTTCAACGAATCCCATAGCCATGTGTGCTGGCATATTTCCAACGTCCACGTAGAAGATTCTACGTTCTGGAGCACGTTGTATACGATAGATAATGATAGCATCTTCGAGCAGTTCTTTCTGCTTGTAGACTTTGAATACTGATTCTAGTAGGCTGTTACCAAATGGATAGTTTTGATCAAGTCCTTCTGAAAGACTGATATGTATCATGTGTTTGGCATCAACAGTTACTTCATTAACTTGGTTACTGAAACGTGTGCCAGGTGGGCGGGCAGCATCACCTGTAAAGCCTCGACCAAATCCACCTGCTGTGGTGTAATAAGATGTACCACTAGGCTGTGTGTTTGTGGTTTGATGCGGTGTTACTGCTATTAAGTTCTTGAAATTAAAGTTAATATCTTTGAGCGTGTACTGCTCAGGAATCTTACCTTCGCTTTCATTGACGATGATTTTTGTAACCTTGGTAGGGTCTACATACAACCATTTTTTGTTTTCTGGATCACGTATGAAGAAACAATCTCCATACTTAAATGTGTTACGCACGATACGGAAGATTCTTGTTTCAAAATCATTTTCCTTGTACCATTTTTGTAGACTGTCTTTGATCAATCTAACTTCTACGGCAGTCGGTTTTCCTTTGTATTTTACCTGGAAAGCTGTATCGTTTTCTTTATCTGATTGTGTGCAAAACTCACTAAGGATATCCAGTGCTGCATTAACTTCTGAGTCCATATCCATTGTGTCATATTGGATATATCGTTCGATACGGTTTGGCGAGCCTGCATAGACATCCGGTAGGTAACTGCTGTAGTTTGATCGTGCTGGTCCAGGGCGTGTGGCTCCTGAAATAGGACTAAACCCTGCCTTTTGGACATTAGTGTTAACCGGCGTAAAATATTTTTTCCAACTCATTGCAGTACCTTAAATGTTAAACATGTCTTTGCTTAGACCTCTAGTAACGCTTAGTTGGCGCTCGGCAACATTAAACGATTCTCGATTTACTCTTAGAAGTTGATCCATCTTAGTATTTAACTGTGCAAGCAATGACTCGGCGGATTCTTGAGCTTGGGTCGGAGACTTTGGAGCTGCTGGATTAGTAGTTGAACCACCTCCACTTTCTCTGGCTTGACGCTCGGCTGCTTCTTTGGCTTTTTTAGCTCTTTCTTCTTCGCTGACCGCTGCAATTTCTCTTCTAGTAGTATCTGCACCTGCAGAAGCCGAAGCAGGGGCTGGTTCTCTTCCTACAGTTTTAGCTGCCTGTGGAACTAAATCACTTCCTTGTTGTGTTGCTACCTGTTTCAATAATGAAATAGAATCAGTAGTGTTATAATCAACATTTGCTAGTTTCTTTTCTGCTTCTTCTGCTTTATCAGCAATCTCTTCTTTTTTGTCTGCATGTTTTTTGTCAGCAGCCAAACTAGCTCCTTTAATTGATAAACCATTCTTGAACAGTGTTTCTTCTTTCTTAGCAAGATTCTCTTCGATATCTTTAGCATTCTGACGACGAGCTTCTTTTTTCTTGTTATCAGCTTCTTCTTTTGCGGCCTCGGCTTTTGCTTCAGCTTCTTGAGCTTCTCTGTTTTTCCTCATACGCTCAGCCATGTCTTTTTCAAGCTGAGTTGCTTCCTCGCTATTCTTTTTTCGTTCTTCCTGTATGTCTTTAATATCTTTATCGTAGTCTCCACGCATACCAGGAATAGCATTTAGGAAAACTAATATACCTTCCTTGAGCATAAGGAACATAGACTTGAACTGTTTACCTAACCAGCTAAATGCATCAGACACAACCTGTGTATCACCACCTAGTTTTTTAAACACATAGATAGCAGCGGCGATGGCAGCAGCTATGGCTAAAAACGGCCACGTGGCTGCCACAACTCCTGCAATCAAAGGAATAAATGCTGCCGCAGTTGCAAATGCCTGTGCAGCAGTAGCTATCATCGAGGGAATCATAGAAGCGAGCTGTATAGCTTTCATTGTTACAAATGCTCCAACAACTCCTATCAATATTGGAGTTAGGTTATCTGCGATAAACAATGCTACATTCTTAAAGATTGGAATAACATAATCTTTGATAACATTAGAAATCCATTCGAATGCAGGTTTGAGATCTTCCAAGGTAGTTTGTATAGCTTCAACAAATGCAGGAATGACTTCGCCTATTATTATTCCTGTTAGTCGATTTAAAATAGGAAGAACGTTTGTTACAAAAAAATCTGCTAGAGCTGTAACTGCGGGCATTAAAAGATCAATAAATGTTGAACCTGCTGAGTTTATTACCTGAGCAAACATTTGAAAAATAGGCACAACAAAAGTCATTATTATATTTGCTACAAACTCAAAGGCTTTTAACAACAAATCTAATAGACCGCTATTAGCCAGAGCCATTTGAAAAGCGTTACTAAATTCTGCTAACCTTTGTTTAGTAGCTTCCATCTGTGCATTCATACCGTCAGTTTTCTTAGCAGCTTCTGCTTGTTGTTCTCCTGCTTTTTTAACAGCGTCTGTATTAATTTCTTGCGTACCTGCTAGAGCATTAACAGTCCCTGATAGCTCTTGACTAGCGGCACCTGCTGTTTTAATATTTTTTAGTGCTGCTCCGCCTTCTACTTTCATTAGATTGTTTAATCTGTTTCTTTCTTCAACACTGATTGTTTCGCCACGTGCTATTTTAGCATTAAACTCTGCGAGCATGGCTGCTGATTTAGGCATCATGGCCATAATCTTTTGATTTTCTTCAGTGGTAGCAACACCGTTTGCCATAACGTCTTTGGCAAAGTTTTGTAGTGCGGGATTTTTAAACTGTAGAACTGTATCTCGAAAACTATTTCTTACTTCTTCACTGGCTCCGGCCAATGCTGCTTGGAACTGAGCATCTTTTGCTAGTGCTTCTGCTTGTGCTTCTTTTGCTTTGCGCTCTTCACCAGTTATCTTGGCTAACGCATCCATTTCTTTTAGATAATTTTTAGCACCGCTGGCTAACTGTGCGTTTGTTTGATTACCTTGTAGACCTTGTTGTCTTAACAATGAACCGTACTTAGCGAGGCCTTCATTAATATCTTGAGTAGAATACCCAAGTGCATATAGTTCACCACTAGAGGTTCTTAAGGCTTTTGACACCTGTGCAAATCTCTTTGCACCATCTTCAACCGTTGTTCCAAACCCAAGCATGCCAGCGCCGTTGTTTCTTATTAATGCACCAAAATCGGCCATTGTCATACCTGCTCCACTGGCTGCGGCAGCAAACTGATTAACACTACCTGTGAATGTAGCTCCACTGGCTGCGGCATCTTGATATGATTTAACTACTCCAGAAGCTGCGGCTGCTACCGCACTAAACATCGTTCCAACAATAGGAACCTTACTGAATACTGCGGCCGCACTGTTAACATCATCTCCTACTTTAGAAAACTGTTCTATGAGTTTTGTGCTACCTTCACCAAGCCCTACGATAGCACCAGTAGTCCATTTTACTGCTTTTTCAACTTTAGCAAATGCAAAACCTGTTGCGTAGGCTAGCTTTCCTAGAGATTCCAGGCCGCTACCAGCTTTAGATCCGCCGCCACCACCTCCGGTGTCGCCACCGCCACCACCGCCTTTGTCCCCAGGATTCTTTTTAAATCCCCCGGTTTCTTTATCGGCTTTTCTAACTACTTTTAATATTTCCTGTAGCGTGGCTTCAGAGGCCGCATTTTTGGCTTCTACTGTTCCAACTCCGGGTATGTCTATTAGGACGGATGCTGCCATCTTTAGTTTTCCATGGTTTTATGCGTATATAAATACTGGCATATGATACAATATTATTTATTGGAGAAAAAATGAGTGATCTAGAGAATGTCAATCAACCTAAAAAGAATCCCTTAGCGGGTTGGTACAGACAACCAAAACTATATGTAAAACTGCCTAGTAAAGGACGGTTTTATCCTCCTGGTGCTCTAGATGTCAGCACCAACGAAGAATATCCTGTATATGCTATGACAGCCAAGGATGAACTACTGTTTAAAACACCAGATGCTCTGCTTACTGGTGCTAGCACTGTAGAACTTATTAAAAGTTGTATACCTGCTATCAAAGATCCTTGGTTAATGCCTGCTATCGATCTTGATTTTGCACTGATCGCTATTCGAATCGCTACCTATGGCGAAAAGATGGAGATCGATTCTAACTGTCCTTATTGTAATGCAGAAAACACCTATGACATTGATCTTAACAACTGGATGGCATTGTTTGCTGCATTTGAATACCGAGATATGATCGAAGTAGATCCCTTACAGATCTATATTAGACCGTATACATATCAAGAAGTTACAAAGACACAACTTAAGACTTTAGAGCAACAAAAGATATTCACAATCATCAATGATGAAAAGTTAACTGACGAGCAAAAAGTTGATCAGTTTGGCAAGAGCTTTGTCAAGCTCACAGAACTAACTGTTGAGATTGTAGCTGAGTGTATTAGTCGAGTCGTAACACCCGATGGTGAAACTACTGATAAAAAAATCATCAAAGAGTTTATCAATAACACTAGCAAGGATATCTTTGATCAAATACAAGATCGCCTTAAGTTGTTAAGAGAGCAAGTTGAGCTAAAAGCTCAAAATGTCCAGTGCGGAGAGTGTAAGGAAACGTTTGATATTCCTATCACTATGGACCAATCAAATTTTTTCGTAGTAAAATCTTAAATCTATCTCTGCCGGAGATTTTACAGGAATCTGCGAAACTAGACGCACAGGCTAGAGAAATCAAAAAAGAAGCCATGAAGCTCTGTTGGTATATGCGCGGAATGAGTTTTTCTGAAGCTATGCATCTCAGCTATGAAGAAAGACAGATCATAGGTGAGATAATCAAAGAAAATTTAGAAACTACTAAGAAATCTGGATTGCCGTTTTTTTAACGGAACTGTTTGTGGAACTGTTTGATAGCTTCAATCTGCTGAGGATTAGCAGCTCTACCACTAAGTGCTGCTCTTAAACCTGACACCAATGCTTTAGCATCAATATCGTTAGAGGGTTTCATCTGCCCACTGGTTATCTGATCTAGTACACGTTGTATAAATGTTTTGTCTGCTGAATAAAGAGCTTTACCTCGTATTACTAGATCTAGACTATTTTGTCCACTGCTCATAAAAGCGGCAGGATTCTGTATAAGATTAGGATCAACTTTTTCTTTATCAGAATCAGTGTTAATCCACGATAAAGGACTTAATAGTTTTTGACCAAACTTTTTTCCTTTATCGTAAGGATCTGTATTATCTATTTCTAGATTTTTTTCGATCAGTTCACTGATTCTCATTTTCTGAACAAGCTCGCACGACCGTTGACTAACTCAACTTCAAATATCTCACGCTTCTTAGATTCAATCTTAGCTGCTAGTGCTTCGCTTAGACTGTTGCCTGTGCGAATAATGCTGTCGCTAGTTGGTCCCATGATACGCTCACGGTCAGCATCGATAGTAGCTTGATCAGGTGCTGCGCCTGGTGCTGGCTCTGCTGCACCTTTCTTAGCGGCACGAGCTTGACGTTTTCTGATAGCGCCAGGTGTTTGGCTAACTTGTCCGGCAACTTTGCCACCAGTGCGTTTTGGTGCTGGTGCTGCTGCGCCACCTGCTACTGGTTCTGCTGTTGCGGCTGCTGGTGCTGCTGTTGCGGCTGCTGGTTCTGCTGCTGGTTCTGAACCTGCTGGTGCTGGAGGAGCTCCCGGAGGAGTTGCTGCCGCTGCTGGTTCTGCTGCTGGAGCACCACCTGCTGCTGGTGCTGCTGCACCTGCCGCTGCTTTTTGGTCAGCTGGTCCAGGTTGTGCTAGAGATTTTTGTAGTAGCTGTAGGATACGTTGCTTGCCTTTCTTGTCTAGCTGGTTCAATGATGCTTTGACCTGTGCATAGACTGTCTGTCCTGCTTTTTCTGCACCTGCGCCTGCGGTAGCATCTGCTGTTTTCTTCATGGCTTGTGCTGCTGCACCTGTCTGTGCTTTTGCGGGTGCTGTACCTTTAGGACCTTGTGCATTAGCATCTGCGGCGGTAGTAGCTGGTGCTGCTGCGCCTCCGGCTGCATTACCGCCTGATACATTAACATTTGTTGTATTTCCAGGAGCTGAACCTGCGCCACCTGCTGCGGGTGCGCTAGCGCCACTTGCTGGAGCTGCTGCTGCTCCACCTGCAGGTGCTGCCGCTGCTGGTTCTTCTCCGCCTGCGGGTGCTGCTGCCGCACTTTTTGCGGGTGCTGCTGCGTCTGGAGCATCTGGATAAGGATCAGGATCGCCTGCTACTGTGGCTTTGCCAGTGGCATAACCTTTCTTGAAGGCTTTGCCAATACCTGCAACACCGCCTGCTACGGCTCCTACACCTTTGGCCAATCCGCCTACCCCTTTGCCTACTGCTGTGCCTAGGCTTCCTAGAGGACCTTCTTCAAGATATTCTAGATGTTGTTGTTCTGATTCAGTTATGATTTCATTTAATTTCATTTTATGCGGTTCCTAGGTCTTTTTGCAGGTATGCCATGATACGCTTCTGCTGTTTCTTATTTAACTTTAATACTTGGTCTTTGATCTGCATGTATGCACTGGTAGCTTTGACAGGATCTAGCGTAGGTTCCTGAGGTCCTACAGGCAGTTTCATGTCTGTGTAGACCTGATCCACGATCTTAGGATCGATGCCGCCATAGTTCTGTAGGAACTTTCTCAGCTGCTCAGAGTCTGTAGGCGAACCTTCTAGCTTCCATGCAGCTAATAGTTTGGCGGATGTGACCTTTTCAGTGGCCTGTTTGCCTGCCCAGGCAACACCTTTGGTCACTGCGCCTAGAGCCTTGCCACCTAGCTCCTTGGCCTTGTCCAAGAATCCTGCTTCAGTAAGAACACGATTCACGATCATATAGACCTGTCCTTCGCTGAGTGGACGAGTCTGTAGATAATAACTTTCTTGTTTAGCTGGTGCTGCTGCTCCAGCTGCTGCCACTGCACCCTGCGAAGCAGCCTGCATGCCAGTCTTGGTAGCATTGATAAACTGTAGTAGGCTGTCATTATCCTTAGCAGCCTTCCATGCACCTTGGACTAGTTGATCCATGCTAGACGTATATTCTTGGCTTCTAACTATGTCTGCTATATTTTTAAGTTGATCAAAACCTTCAGCAGCACCATCACCTCCGGATTTAACTAGATTCATCGCAGCACGGATAGCACTGGCTTCTTCAGGTTTAACTAAGGCATTGAATCCTTGAGTGGTCTGTGTCCACTCCATGCCTGGAGCTCTTAGTGTTTTACTAGCGTCCCAACTGATCTGTTCAAGTCCTGCATCCTCAGGACCAAATGGTATAGACTGCTCACGGAATCCAGCCATCCAGTTGCCCAACATTTGAAAGGCTTTACCAGATAGATAACCCAGAGCCGCTGTCTTGATACCTTTGCCAATAGCAGTGGATAGTTTCTCACCTTTGAGCAGTTCATTGGCACCACGCAAGACCTGACCAGCGATAGCACCGCCTACAGGACCACCTGCTAGTGAAGCTAGTGCTGTGAGTATGCCGATGACTGCTGCTGATTTACCAGGATTGGCCTTGACCCACTCACCTAAGGCCGCGGTTTTTTCTGCTAGATCTGGAAACTTCTCAGCGACCTTGGCTTTTAGGTCCTCAAACTTTTGATCAAATGCTTTAACAGGAGTAGTGTCCTGTAGCCAACGTCCTGCTTTGTTGATGATTTCATCTGCTTTCTTGATAGCATCTTTGCCAGCACCAATGACTGTTCTGCTTTGTCCACCTGCGATACTTTGCTTTTCGATCTCACCAAATATCTGTGTGATCTGATCAGCGGTTAATGATGCTTCGATCAGTGGAAGCATGTCGCGGTAGTAGCCTTCTACAATCCTTCTTTGATCTAGAGTTAGGTAATAACAGGATTCTCTTAGTATTTCTCGAGAATCAGCCATATGTTGTTCAAGCAGAAAAGTATTCATATGTTTATTTATCGGTAAAACGAGCTAACGCTCGTTTGCGCTTTCGCTTACGCTCAGCGCATTTTTTCTTTTTTTAGATTTTTATCTAGATGATCTAAAAATCTTTTTTCCGCGAAGCGGAAAGTTTAGCATTATCCAGATTCTAATGGTCACACTTAGCCCGTTTCCGGGCTAAAAGTTTGAGCTTTATCCGAGTTCGGCAAGTCACACAGCAGTAGAGCATTACAGAGGCGGTTGTCCGGTACCTCGAGCTCCGTCTTTATACAACGGCGGCATACGTAAATCTGCTATCACTTACGTATACGTGGGGTTTTTCTCCCCTCATTTTGCCTTATTTCGCTCTCAAAAACAACCAAACAGCAAGGTCTTTGCTATCAACGTCCTGTTAAGGATAGTGGTTGAGTCGCTCTTCACCAAGGTAGAGCTTCCTTACCGCCACACATCAGAGCGGATTTCGGGCACCATAACAGTCACCGGTGCGGGTTTTTTTGGCGATTATTTGGCCTTTTTATGCTCTTCTAGACGCTGCCTAAGTATGTTTGAACCGCCTACTCTGACGTTTATAATGCCATTATAATACTCGTCAGTTTCTAAAACTCTGCGTTCAAACTGTTCTCTAGCCTCTAAATAGCCCATTTCTGCCTTAGATTTACAGTAGTAGAGTATTTCTCGGGTGAAGTTTTCCGGACCTAATGCTTGGACATCTGCGTTTAACCTATCGCTAGAACCCCAGTAATCGCGCCAATCGCTTTCTACTGTGCTTCTGCGTTTAAGTTTTTTGCCTTTGAGTGGTGGTTTAGTACGTTTAAACTGTGCTAGTTTCTTGCCTATGTACTTCTGTCCGGTGGTTGTGTTGGTGATGAGATAAACGAAGCCAATGTAGCCTTCAGGTATTTCTTCTACGGGTTGATTTTGATATGTCCACTGCACTCATTTAGTTATAGACAGTGGTTTGCCTCTCATGCCTTTTCTGGCTTTGCGCCTTTCCTTGCGTTTTTCTTGTATTTCTACTCGCCTTTTTGATGCCTCATTGCGTATTTCTGATAGCCAAAATCGTGCCTTAATGCCAGCTTCGTCGCTGTGCTTGTATTCAAATCGTTCTTGCCACTTGAAATATTCTTGAAAAGCAGCAATCATCTTGTCGTGTGATTCTGTACTCACGGTTCTTGTCCAAGAAACACATTACCTGATACAGATATTCGTATTTCGTCAGAGTTGCTAAATGGATATACACAGTGTCTTAGTAGACTAGGAAATAACATAGTCTGTCCAACGCTGTATTTGTTAACACCCATAGTAGCACCTTGAGTTCTTCCTAGCATATCTGTGTAGGTAAACTCTAGTTGTCCAGAGAATGGATCTTTAGTATCGTCAATGACTTCCGGAATCCTTAGCCATATGGTATAACTTAGTACACCGCCATGCATATGATTAGGAAGAAACTCTCCAGCTCTTTGAAAGTTAATCCATGGACGTTCGCAATAATATTGCGGTTCAACTTTAGGAGAATCAAAGGTCTTTAAATAGTGACAACTTTCTCTATACATTTGAGTACATTCTAAAATATACTCCTTTAGTAGATCTTCTGTAGACTTGGTAAATCTATAGTGCTTAGGAACGCCAGGAGAAGATAGTCCAGACTTAGTTTCTTCTGCAGACCCCTCGTCTTTTTCTATTTGATCTATTTCATCTAACATTATCCTTAAAAGATTGACAGGAACTTCTGCCCTAAGAAGGGTCATGTTTGACAAAGCTATGATTCTACTGTTGATGTTCACGCTACGATCTCCACGTCATTGCTATAACTAGTAAAACCGTTTTCTTTAATAACTTTTAACACATGGTTTACACGATTAGTTAGATCATCTCTATGGCTGATCAAGAACACATTCTTATCGCGTTCACGAGTCATGCGTTTTAATACAGCGATACTAGATTCAACACCGCTGGCGTCCATGCCGCTATCTACTAACTCGTCAATAAACAGCAAGTTGATGTTATGATATAGATTCTCCCACACATCACGGAACGCCCAACTTAGACTTAGTATCAACCTATTACGTTCTCCTCGGCTTAGATTATCAAAATCTAGATCTTGACCTAGCTGTGTAATGATGACACTTAGGTCATTTTGAAACTCGACGATATGAGGCAGACCAATCTTATCGAGATAATAGGTCAATCGCTGATTTAAGAACGCTAGATTCTGATCAATGATGCGTTTGCGTACAAAACTATCTTTGTTAGTGAGTAGTTTGTATAGAAACTCTTGATGCTCTTTAACTCGTACTAGTTCATTTAGTTGATCCCAATCAATCTCTTGTACCGCAGTTTTCTTAAGTTCTTCGATCTGTTCTTGATAGGGGTTTACTTCAGAAGTTTTAGTCTGTAGATCTTTAGTAAGGCCTTCGATAGTGTTCTTATGATTAAGTGCTTCTTCTAGATTTTCATAGACAACCTTAGGACAATCAGTTTGTTCTCCTAGTAGATCCATTTCGCCTTGCAGTTTCATTAGATCATCGGCATGGTTATCTATAAAGGACTGTGCGTCATCGATCTGTTTGACCTTATTAGTCATCATTTCTTCGTGCTTGTGGTCATGCAGATCCTGACCACAGCTATGACACTTGTGTTCAGCTAACAAGACCAACTCAGATTCTAGTTTTTTAAGAGTCTTTTGTTCTTTTTCTAGTGTGGCTATAGACTTAGCCAACAGAGCCTGTACTCTATCACGTTCCTTTTTATTCTTATTCCATTCTTCTAGAGCACGTTGATTTGAGATCTCTTGCTCAATATCAATAGTTGACAGTACATCGATGCTTTTCTGTAGGTCAGTGACTGCTTTGGTCTTTTGTTCTTCCCACAGTTTTTGTTTTCTTTCTAGTGCTTCGATGCTTTGTTGTATGCGATCGTTAGATGCTTTAACAGTTTCAATCCTTGTGTTTTCACTGTTGATAGCATCTTTGGTTAGTTTAACTTGTTCTTTGAGATTTTCTGCTTTTTCACTGAGCAGAGTAATACCTAATAGCTGTTCAATGATGGCTCGTTGATCAGCAGCCTTCATACTAAGGAACGGTTCAGTATAGGTATTCAGCGCCACAAGATGTTTAAACATCTCATGGGTCATTGGAAATATTTCTTCGATAGCTTTTTGTGTTTCTCGAGAGTCGCCTTGACTTTCGTCAGTGGCATTTTCAAGATCTTGCTCCTCTCCGTTTACACTAAACTTGAGAAGATTAGGTTTTCGTCCACGTTCGATATGATATTCAACACCATCTTTTTCAAAGGTAACTGTAACCAACATACCTTTGCTGTTAATCTTATTGATAAGATTATCACGCTTGATGTTAGTTAGGGCTTGACCATAGATAGCGTAGCTCAGTCCGTTGATGATTGTAGTTTTGCCTGTTCCGTTACGGGCGCCAGAGTCATCACCTCCTAGATCTAGATTTTCACCTAAGACTAAGGTCAGCTGTCCACGGTCAAAGTCGATAGCTTGGGTTTGGTTGCCCACGCTCATAAAGTTTCTAACTGTTAGATTTTTAATCTTTATCATAGGTCTCTATAGATCTCCAGTAACAGTTTTTTGTCATAGGTATCGCTTTCGATAGCATTGATTTGGTTCATGACGATAGTATCGACGCTTTCAAACTTAAGATCTATCGCTACAGCATTACTTTCAACTTCTACTTTTTCAGGAATAAGCATCAGTTCACGCAGATTATATTGTGGCATGAACTGTTCTTTGATAAAGTTAGCTTCTTCAAAAGTGATAGGCAAGTCAATAGTAACACGACAATGCATCTTTTCACGCAATAGCTTGTCGGGAGTATCAATGATTTGACTTAGCTTATAGGTCCTATAAATGGGTTGACCAGGCCATGTCTTATAAACAGGCTCCTTACCCCATTCAAGCAGCATCATACCTCGATCGTCATCAAACGAATCTGCATAGTTGTGCGGAAACGCATTGCCGATGTAAACGATATTGCCTTTGGTCTGTCGTTTATGGAAATGCCCTGTAAACACATATTCTTGATTAGCAAAGTGTGTAGACTGCAACTGACCGTGGTCTGGCATCTGCACCATGGCGTTCATATAAAAATGCGGAAGCTCAAGATGCGAAAACATATAACGGCTCTTGATCTTAGGAATCTTCTGCCACTCGTCACCAACAAGCCATGGCATGATAGTTACATCGCCATCAGTTATGGTTTGGTTCACTACCGTGATATTAGGAAACAGTCTAGCAAACTCTAGGCTGTGTATTTCACGTTTGTCCTTGTAGTATTCATCATGGTTGCCCATGATCAGATATACATGATCAAAACTGTTGTTTAGTTTTTCTAGATTGCTAACAGTATAGTTCATGGTACTAACATCAGTCGTTGATCGATTATGATGCCAGTCACCAAGGAAGATACAGGTTTCTGCACCTTCTTGTTTGGCAGTTTCGCAGAACCAATCTACGAAATCTTCGCAGTCTTGATTGTGGATCCTACTACCAGATTTTAATCCAAAATGGATGTCTGTAAAACAGGCAACTTTTTTAAACATTGATTTTGTCTACTCCACTAATAGTGTACAATTCTTTTTGAATCAAGTCAATCCCAATCATCACTGCTTACAGGGGCTGCTGGTGCTGCTGGTGCTGTAGAACTGCCACTATTTTGTCGAGTCCAACTAGGAGTCATTCCGTTCATTTCTAAGATATCATCTCGGATATTTTGATTCCGCTTCTCAATATTAATGATACGAACGAAACTATTAGTGACAGCAGCAGTATAGTAAGCAAACGGATTATCTGATTTAGATTCGTCAAACTGTAGTCCTATCTGTGTGAGCTGCAAAATGGCCTGGCCCTTCATTTCATCATTGTAGGTATAGCCACGGACGTTGCCGCGAGTAGCATAACGATCACAGAGCTTCAAGAACATGCGGGCAAGATTGTCAGTCATCTTTCCGTGGTCCTTGCTGTAAACACCTTTGACAAGCCCACCTTTCCAGTGGCTTTTACCTACGCAGATAAGGTTATCGTTGTCGTCAAACTTCCAATGTTGGAATGGAGGAAAGTTGATTTTTTCGTGGCTGTCGGCAGTATTTTTAAGAGTCTTTTTTCTTCCTGGTGCTAACGGGATATGCTCGAAAGTCATGATCCTAAACACTACATCGACCTTAGCTACTTTTTTGTAATCTACTTCAAAATCTTTTGGGCTTAGTTTTTTGCCACCTGCTGCTTGGGCAGCTTCATAGGCTCGCT